GTTTTTTTTGAGCCGAAAAACAAAATTCGTCATAAGTTGCTGATTTGCATGAGATTAAATTTTGTTTTTACGTGATACCGCTGTTACAGTTTTTTCGGAAGCCTCTCTCTAAGCGTATATATGTCCAAATCACTCTCCAGCATCCACCAGGGTGAGCCAAATCGAATATTCCTTGAGCGGTAATCGCCTATAAATTAATCAATAGCAATAATACCACGGAGAGAGGGGAACCCTCATACATATGGAACAAGTATAACGTAGTGAAAACAAATATAATATATATAAAATAAACTATTGATTTTATTAGTTGTTTATAGGGATATCAAAAGTTATTTCTGTTTCTGCCACGCGAAAAACGCGAACAAACTACGCCACCGCATTTTCGGTAACAGGCTGAAACGTTTGTGAACGCAAGACAACAAGGAGGAGTTTTCGGGAGCGTCAAAACGGAATCAGCAGACCATGACGGCTCCCACACTCTCTCCACATCAAAGATCATCAACAATCATCACAATCACACAAAAGTTGACGGACATCAAAAACAACATTACAAAACTGGTCACGCAATCATCAAAATCACCGACTACCGATTAAATAGCACTTTTTGCTAAAAAAGACCGATCCGATTTCGGCATAATGCATTCATCGAAACGAACTGAGGAAAACGAAATGACCTATCACATCACCAGCAAAGAAACCAGCAACGTGATCAGCCTGATTTGCCGTGCGCAGCGCAACAATCGCCGCACAAGCAAGGCGGACAACATTGAAGACTGCCGTCAGTATGGTGAGTACCTGGGCGTGCTGGAGTGTGATATCAACCTGGTTTGTGACATTATCAAGGAGACAAAGAAAGCTGACTTGTTCCTGGCGCTTGATGATTTGATTATCTGGTATCGTGAAATGGATCGCATGAGCCAGGTTAAGAACTAAACCAATCAGGAGATAACGCATGACCAAAAACACTTATCGCGTGGTGGCAATCAGTCGCGAGAACGGAAGGCGTGTAGTGTGCTATGAAGGTGATCGCGCAACGCTGGCGACTGACACCTATACGGAGTTAACCGAACGTAGGCCGACATTCTTTGCTGACTTCAAAGTTGTGCTGGAGCGCCTGGAACCTGTTACTGTACTGGAGAGCGAATAATGCGAGTGACGAAAGAACTGCGCGGATTCTGCCGCAACAATGGCATGAAGATTTATGTTAGCGGCGCAAACCGCAACCTGTTCAACCTGTACGATATGCGCGATGATCGCCTTATCTGCAATTGGGAGCTAATGGGCGGATTTCTGATTAAGGGCAAGAACAAGAAACTTCCCTCCGCTTGTTGGGAGTGCTCGCCAGCCATGATTCACGACGAGCAAGAGCTAGTTGACGAGATCAAGAAGATTAAAGGAGTGATTTACCAATAGCACTTTTTGTTAAAACTCCGGCGCTGCTGCCTGGTATAGTAGCGCCATCGACAACAAACAGAGGACGAACGAATGAAGCTCAAAACCCAAAACATCATGCGCACCCTTGACAGCCACCATCGCGTGATCATCAAGTGCGATATCCCTGGCGAGAAAATCAAGCAAGTCACCATCACCGAGGGCAAGGGCTGCTACACCGTTGGAACGTCGCCGCGCTGCACCCTGCGCCAGTACAGCAAGCAAGATGTGATTGATTTCCTGGATGAAAACTCCATGTACATCGAAACGTGGAAAGCTTGGTAAGTCCTGATTGGTTTAAAGGCGGCAATTGCGCCGCCAGTTTTAGAGGAGTGAATTGTGGTACAAGATGGTTTCTTTGCCCGTCTGCAAGAGGCGGAAGCGGCTGGACTGAATAAAGAGGCAGCGCTTGAGGTTGCTTATAAACTGCGCACGCTGGATGATGCGCTTGGCGATATGGATATGGATATGGAAAGTGGAGTGATGTTTGCTGATCCAACCATGATTGTAAATGACTGCGGCTGTGAGTTTGATCCAGCCTGCAAGCGTTGCTTCCCATTCTGAGGAGATAGAAATGTTTGAACGTAAAGGCCTGGTTTTCTCAATGTTTGACGGCTCCGGCTATGCGGCGCTGCCGTGGGCGAAAGCTGGTTATAAAGTAATCTGTTTCAATGCCGATGAAGGTGATCACGGCTCGTACCAATCAGTGCGCGTAACGCATCCGAACATCGAATATGTTAACGCGTGGATTGACGAGGATTTCAAAGTTAGCGCGTGTAACCTGCTTTGGGGTAAACCTGATTTCGTTATGGCGTTTCCACCATGCACCGATTTAGCGAATAGCGGCTCTCGCCACTGGAAGCGCAAAGCTGAGATTGATCCAGATTTCCAGGTTAAGGCGGCGGCGACCTGCAAGATTGCGGCGGAGATTGCTGATCACTTTGGCGCTCCGTACATGATCGAAAACCCTGTAGGCAAGCTGTCAACGCTATGGAGAAAGCCGGATCACAAATTCCATCCGTGCGACTATGGAGGCTATATCCATATCAAGGATGAAGCTCACCCTGCTTTCCCTGATATCATCCCAGCTAGCGACGCTTACAATAAGCAAACTTGCCTTTGGACTGGTAACGGCTTTGTGATGCCTGAGGCTTTGCCAGTGGATCCGATTGGGAATGATAATCCAGGATGGAAGAAATTAGGCGGTAAATCAGCGCGAACAAAACTGATTCGCTCACTTACTCCGCGCGGCCTGGCGATTGCTGTATGGCTGGCTAATTCAAAATAGCACTTTTTGTTAAAAGCGGGTCGATAAGATCCGCTATTATTATCCCAACGAAACGAATTGAGGATAACAAAATGGCTCACATGACTAAGAAAGCGGATTTCCTGGCAATGGTTGCTGGTCTTGACAATCCAAAGCTCAAAACATTTCGCGGCTCTGTATATCTTTACAACGGCGAAACTTATTTAGCTGAGATTTACCGCGCAAGCAACATGAAAGAGCAAGGCATTTTGTCCTCAATGAACCAGTTGGCAAAATATCGCAAGTGGATGCAGGAATGAAAGTTAAGGGATTAAACCAGATTTGCACCAGCCTAATATATGCCATTGAAAACAAAGGGCTTTCAGTAAAGGAGGCAAAACAAAGATTCGAGGAATATGCAGGTTTTAGAGTTTCAGCACGCGGCAAAGATAAATTGATTGACACTTTGAAAGCTTATTCAAATATAAGGAGCAAATAATGAAAGTTATCCGCAACGCCGACAATAAATTAATGAAAGGACGCTTTAAAGCGGTAATGGTTCCTGTTAATGATAGCGGTGAATTCGTTGAAATGGAGGCTTTCCAGGTGCTCGAATTGACAAAGGGTAGTAAATGGAAAACCGTAGATAAGAATGATTATAGAGCAATCAAGACTCGCACAATAAAATGCACTTGGGTAGACCATAGCATGAAGCACAAGAAAACGTTTAAGGCTGGCAAGCGCTACCAGATCGAACAAGGGCGCGTATTGGGCGGCGTTGCTGGCTATGTGTTTGACGAGGACGGCGACCGCTTCACTCTCTACAGGGAGGAGATCGGATTCTCTGCTGGTGGGGCTTACTTATTCGAGGCGAAATATTCATGATCAAAGGCGTTGACTATCAAAAGCATATACCAGCGGCGATGCGAAAAAATCGCTTCAAGGTGATTGAGAGTAATGTTTCATCACTTATCGTGTCGGAGACGGTTTACCAGGTGAGGGAAAGAGGCGGTGAACTCCTGATAGGTCACACATTCCACAAGTCGCTATGGTTCGACAAAGACACGCTTGAATGTTGGAGCCATGACGGATCGAAACTTCTCGCAAAAGTTGAACGTTTAAAATAGCACGAATTGCTAAAAGGCTGTAAGATGGTTGGCCTATAATACGGGTCAACCAACAAGGAGACTTTAAGATGTTTTTTGAACAATCCACGCTGACACCACAACAAATCATTTCAACGGCTGAGGCTCAAGGCTTGAGCGCCGTTAAGGTTGCAATCCAGGCAAACGGCTACTCTCGCTCGTCTGGCTTTTGGGGTGACGTGAAGGACATTAACAGCGGGAACGACAAATACCCTGTAATTTCCCTCGGCAACGATTGCGACGTTGTAGGCAAGCTGTCTCGCAGCCTTGCGGAATCTGTGCAATTCCCTGTTTCATCTGCCTATATGCACTTTGTAGGCTGCGTATCTGCCGCAATGCTCGGACGATTCACCGTGGAATACCACGGAACCGATCAGCCAACGGCGCTATACGTTGTGACCAGCCAGCCGCCGTCTACTGGTAAATCCGCGATCAACTCAATGGCGATTGCTCCGATTGTTGCAGAGGTTGAGCGCATCAACGAGCAACGCAAGAAAGAGCGCAAAAAAATTCAGGCAAAACTCAACGGGATCGCAAAGGAATTAAAGAGCGAGCGCTCCGGCACTGAATATGCTGCGCTTTACGAGGAGAAAGAGGAGTACGAGGAAAAGCTCGCAAAACTGTGCGACGTTGTGTTTCCGGTTTCAGATACCACTCCAGAGGGTTTGGCTAAAATCAACTTTCGCCAGGGTAACTTTGCTGTTATCTCGGACGAGGCAACAAGTATCAACTCGTTGCTCGGTCTGACATACGCCAATAGCGAGCGCAAAACTAACAGCGAATTGGTGCTTAAAGCTTGGGATAGCGGTCACGTTTCCATTGCCCGTGCAAACGCAGAGAACAATATGAGCTTTACGGCTCTTGGCTGCATGGCTGTTATTGCGCAGGACGAAACAATCAGCGGCATTATGGAGGCTGGCGCTCGTGGTATCGGTGTTTCAGAGCGTTTCCTGCTGGTGCGAGAGGAATCATTCTTAGGCCGCCGTAAGTTTGTTGACGACAACGGAGACACAACTTACACGCCAGTTGATGCAGGTCTTAAGGCAGACTATTACAAGCTGATCCACAATATCATGATGGAGCAATCCGTTTCGTTGAAGGTTAGCCGCTCCGCTATGCGCGTGCTCAACATGGCACGCCAGGAAATGGAGCCAAAGCTTGCAGACGGAGGAGAATATTCTCACACCATGCTACGCGGCGCGTTGGGTAAAATGGATAAACAAGTTATTCGCCTGGCGTCAGTGATTCACACGATCCGAAACTGGCAAGAGGTTAACGGAACCGCCACAAAGTCACGAGAGATTGACGTTGAGACGATGCAGGAGGCTCTATTGATGTTCCAGGAGTTGAGCAAGACCTACATCAGCGCGGCAAATGCCTCAGGTCATGCTGGTCAGGATGCGGAGTTGATCAAGATTATCGACACGATAACCAGACTCGGAAAAGCTAATAAGGGCGCTATCACTGCGCGAGCTATTTACGAATCCGTGCGCAAGGTTCGTCCGTTCCTGGGTCAGGCTGGAGTAATGAAGCGAATTGAGGATCACTTGCTGCCAATACTTGAAGATCTGAATTACGTATGCCTCACGAATGGGCGCGTGTTTGTGAATCCTGCTTTAATGGGGTGATAAATGATGTTTTTGCTGGATCTGTATAAGTTTTGCGAAAGTTACGATTGGTTTAATCGCCAGCACTTAGCCAGATTTGTTTTTCAGCACAAAGAATGTGAGCGGCTCGCAAGAGCCGCAAATATGACGCCTCGGAAATTCGCCTCAAGCGTTTCTCTTGAGTTTATCCCGCGAATGGCTACGTTGGGTTATCTTGGGATCGATAAAGGCGTGGTGACGTGCAAAGGCTCGCACAAGAGGCCGTTTGGATTTGAACTGTATAGCCTGGAGGGTGAGAGCAATAAATATATTTACGATCTGTTTCACCTTGACGAGTTAAGCGACGATGAATTATTCAACACAAAATCTAATAGATGCGATTATGAAGCACTGCGCCGTAAATTCGGTATCGCATGACGAAATGATTGCGGCGCTTCTCCTGATCCTGTATAGCGACATGAAAGCTAATCCGGCAAAGGAGCACAACCTGCACGACGAGGACGGCGTGGTATTGATTAACGTCCGACTTCTTGAATAGAAAAAGGGGCATTATGCCCCTTTGTTTTTTCTGCCTCCCCACATAACGCCAGCCGCAAAGCCAGCAACAAAAAAGCAAGCCAGCGCAAAGAACATCACATACAAATCGCTCTCGCTGTTTCTGATCTCGATCTTGTCGGCTGTGATTGTATCAGCCTGGATGCTTGAAGTGCTCACCTTCTTTTTGTTGGAGGAGTCAACCTTGCCAACCTGCGAATCCTTGATCGTGTTTTCCTGCTTGCTGCTCTCGTCATTCTTTGCCGTCACGCCTACTGTTTGCTTTACGTTTTCGGCTCCGGCCTGTGCTGTGATTTCCGGCTTGCTGCCGATTAAACCGCTCAGGGCGCTTGACGCTGAACAACCAGAAAGAGAGGCGGCAACCAGTGCCGCCAAAGCTAATCGTTTCATTTTTTCAGATCCTTAGTGCAATATTTATACTCAACCGCGCGACGGTTTTTTAACCCTTTGGACTTCTCGCGCTTGCCCGTTTTTGGATTGTAGTAATACGTCCATTTCCAAAGCTCGTCGCACGCGCCGTAAAGATCGCCATTGTTGATCTTCTTGAGCATGGTTGACTTGCGAAACGCTCCAGTACCAGCGTTGTAAGTGAAGCTATACATCGCCGCACGCATAGTGTCCGGTATCTCAACATTTACGCGCTTATCCACTTCTGCCTTTGCGATCCCGATGTGCTTGGCAAGAAGTGCGTCACATTCTCTCTGCGTGTACGTCTTACCTAGCACAACATCAGATCCGGTAATACCCGCGCAGACCGTCCAAACTCCAGCGATATCTTTATATGGCTTATAACGGATGCCCTCGATCTCCTCCAGGAGTGGAGAAGTTAACGAGAGCGCAGCGCCAAATAAAGCGTATGCCGCGCCTCTCTGTAAATTCATGATTATTTCCCCCTGATTCGAATTGCCTCTTTGATATCTTCACGATCCAAAGCCTCTCGCAGCGCCTTGCTATCCTTCCAGCGCAGATACGCGCCCCAAAAACCAAAAGCCGCCATTAGGATAAGACCAGCAACCGCAATGGTAATTTGCCCCGTCGCCGCGCCCGTCAGTGATGCACCTCCGGTTCCGGTAGTTGCCGCGTTTAAAAATTCTCTCATGATCTAACCTCCTCCGATAAAATGTCAACAATTAAGTGAGTGTATCTTAACCAGCAATGATCGAAAGCGAAACAATAAAAAAGGGCTAGCAAACGCCAGCCCTTTGTAAACTTATGAAATTAAATGTCAATTAATCTGTAAAAACTCCAGATAATGCCCTTTTAGCGGTGCAATGATATGCTGCCCTGATCCATCTTTAATCTTGTACATCCCGCCAGGTAGAGGCTCAGCCTCGTACACAAAGCCCTCGTAGTAAGGCAGTGTTTTAGATGAATTCTCAACGCATTTAACTTTCATTATTTTGACTCCATCATTTCAGGGTAGAACATGAATCGCCCGATCTCGCCGTGCTCTTTGTCGTAGATGATAACCGCAGCGCGACGACGAGAGCGCCAGCCTCCTCGTGCTGCATATGCATCTTTTGCAGCCATAGTGCTGTGAACCTCAACAATCCCCAGGCTTGTTTCTGTCACGGTCTGGTGATGCCAGTGTCCAACATGCGCATACATTGATTTTGAATTGCCAAAATCCTCACGCCAATCTGCCGCGCACATCATCAACAACGATTCCGGCTTGCGAACGGTGTGACCGTGATGATACGCGAGGAATGTTTTTCCGTACTGCGTGTGATGCACGACACGGGGAGAAACGTCAACCGTCACGCGAGGCTCGTTTTCGTATGCCGCCGCCATTGCTGCGCGTAGCCAGATCATGCCTGATTGGTCATGATTGCCCTCGATAACCTGAACTTCAACCTCTTTGTGCTTGGTCAACATCAGGGAGATGGCGCGGCGAGTTGCTCGGATTGCGACATAAACCAGTTTGGCATAACGCGAATCCTGATCCAGAACGTGTCCGCTCGCTGGCGTTACCGCTTCCAGTCCGTCACTGTGGAGCATGTCGCCACCAATCAGGAGAACGGCCTTTTCGCTATTTGGCGCACACTCTACAGCATAATCAAAGAAGTCATTCATGACTTTCTCGGCGGTTGCAGTGTCCCAATTCTCGCCGCATTCGTGCTTGTGAGCCATTGCACCAATGTGCATATCAAAAATAGGGTAGAGAGCAAGGCTTTCGCTGTAGTCCTTTCGGCTTTCCGGCTGAGGCTCCAGGCGCGGCACTTCCTCTGCAAATGCCTCCATCGCGGCTTGCATGAGCGCTTCCAACTGCTCTTTATCTTTGTTGGTGATAGTCCAGCGCATCACTTCTTCGCCGCTTGCGCGGGTCAGGACTGACTCACGAACAACCGCAAAACCTGGAGCGCCTTTCGTGTCAGTTTCACCCTGGCGAGCGAGGCGTGCGGCGCGGCGCTCAACGGTGCGAACATTCAAGCCGAACTCCTCCGCGATCTGCTTGTAGGTTTTGCCATCCGCTCGCGCGTCTTTAAACTGCTGGTCTGTCATTTTCTGAATCATTAACTTTTCCTCTTAAATTACATAACAAGTGCGTACATAACAACGGCGGCAATGATAACGGGCATTGGAAGAACAAGCAAGCGCCACATGATAACTATTCTCCTTTGTAATACTTTTTCGGCTCTCTGATTTTTGCCATTGCTTCTTTGAAGTCAATTTTTGTCGGGATTGCTGGCACGCGGTGCATTTTTCGCGGCCTCTCATTTAAGTAAGTCATTTTCCCGTTGCTGATAATACTAACATCAGCCAGATCAAAGATTTTAGCAATTCGTGCTATATCGTCTGCCATTCCGGTTTCTTTGGCGTGATTCCAAACGGCCTCGCGGCCTTGCTCAACCTTCATCTTTGCCCTCCATCGCTGCGACGATTGAACGAATTCCGCGCTCCTCGTACTTGAAAACTGGCGCGTGTCCGGTTGCGATTTTCAGCCAGATCATAGCCATTCCCCAATCGAAGTCGCCGCCATTTTTCACCCCAAGCTCTACCGCCTCGCGTGCTGCTTGTTGTGCAATTTCCAGGGCTGCTTTGCTGTAGATTTTCATTTCGTTTTCCTCAGTGGTTTTCGTTGGAAATGATTATGCCCGACTTTCGCCGGGCATTTTTAACAAAAAGTGCTATTTAGTGAGCCGTTCGTTTTTTAAGGTCTTGCCACATTTCATCTAGATCATCAGCAATCTTGATATGCCACTTCTCAAGCGGGAGTTTTGCGGTTTCCTCAAAGCTCATGTCAAGAGCGCTGGAATACTCCCACGGGTCAACCTCTATTACATCCTTAATGTGCGGGTTTAGGTCAATAGCCTGGCACACCATAGCGCGATACAGCAGGAATAAACCAACCTCGTTTAGTGTTACATTTCTTTCACCCATTAAATAAACTCCCCTATTTTGATGATTAGCGCAAGGAGCGCATAAGAGCAAAAACCACTTCCTATCATGAATGCACAAAGTATTGCTAGTGCTGCAATATCATCTTTCATTAAAAACTCCTTGCTTTGGCTCGCTTGTTTTTTACTGACGGGCAAATATCGCTGATTTTCACGTAGTGAGTTTGCTGCGTTTCGCCATCCTTTAATTTGCGCATGACAAAGATCACACTGCCTTTGTTGTTGCCGCTAACTTGCTCACCAGTCAGGCCGGAAATAAACGCTAATCGTCCGGTTCGTGAATACTCGCGCCCATCTTCATCTTTCCAGGTTTCGCCAGTGATCCAGATAATTTCCGCAGCTTGCTTTTGCGCGTCGCTAAACCATGCCGTTGAGTTGTCGGCTGGAAGCAATATGTCGATCTGGTTGTCGTGCTCCATTTGCTCAATGGCCTTTAGCACAAACGGATCTGGATTCGAATATGGCGGATTCAGCCATACGTGTTTATTGCTGCCCCACCAGCGCTTTAAGCAGTTGGTTTCCTTGCTGTAGAATTTTTCACAGACTTTATTATCCTCACTAGCCGCAGCGTCAAGATCATATTTTCCGTATCGGTTTTCCATGTACGCAACAACATCGCGCGGAGTAGCCCAAAGGTCACGGACAACATCTGGAGTGTTGCTTCCTGCGTAACGGTTGCCAGTAACCTTGTAATACTGGCAAGGCTTCACGGCCTGGTAATGACAGCCTGAGCGCAGGGCTATGTCTGAATACTTGCCGTGCTGCAACTCATGAAAGTCCATTTCATCAACCTGCTCGATACCATCAATTGTTGAGTTGTCAAGAATGTCTTTAGCCATTTTTAGATCCTTATTTCATCATGTAGAATTTAGCCGCGTTGCTGGCGTCAGATTTACTCTCTGCTTTTGGTGCTTCAATTTCCGCACCGCTTGCGGCTGCCTTAGTTAGCAGCATTGGGGCAAATATAACGGCAAGGAAGATTCCAACAACGCCAAAGATTATATCAACACCAAACGCAACAAGAGAGATTATCAGTGAGACAATAAATAGAGCGATAAGAACAACAAAAATCCAGTAAACCGCTTTAGAGATATCTTTTAACATTTTCAAATCCTCAGTTGTTTTCGTTGGGTGTATTATGCCGGATTCATCATCCGGCGTTTTAGCAATTCGTGCTATTTCTTGTTTGCGTCCTCAAAGTTTTCTATCCACTTTGTCACTTCCTTGATCCCCATTTTTGCAACGATTTTCCCGTTGAATTCTGAGCGCTTTTTGGCATATCGAACCGTCAAAGATTCCTCATAATCAAGACCATCAATAAACATACTTCCCGCTGTCTTTAAGGTTTTAGGCTCCCTGGCTCGCTCTCCATTCTCTGAATAAACCGAGAGTTTGCACTGCTGAGATACAACAAGATCAGCTTTTCGCTTTGCCTTGTCGCTTAACTCGTAACCGTTGGCAATGACAAAATCATTAACTGATTTCTTTGATGCCATAATGCAAGCCTTGCGATTAAATTCAATGTCAATCGGATCTTTAACCATGCTCTCTATTAATGATGGAGCTTTCCATGCCACCAATCCAGATGCGAGTATTATCGCAGCGCCCAAGATTTGCTTTTTCATTTGATTCTCCGTGTTTGTTTTGTTGTGTGCATAATACAAAACCCGCCTGAGCGGGTTTTAACAAAAAGTGCTATTTCTTCAAGAGATCTGCAATTGCAAGCTTGAATTGCTTCACGCCATAGCAAACGGCGGCGAACCCTCCGCGCTGGCGAACGTCACGCAAGAAAGCTTTCTGCTCGTCGCTGACTGGTGACGCCTTACCTTTGCCTGATTTGTTGACACGCTTCAACTCTATGGCCGCGAAAGGGTATGGCGCATTGATACCAATCAGGATAATGAAGTCAGAAACGCCTTTACGCAATCCGGCTTGCTCATCCCTCAACGCGGCGGTGATTGTCTTGCTCCCCTCGTTTACAGTGTGCCAAAAGAGTAAGTGTGGGTGATGGTGGCGCAACCACGCCACACAATCAACCTGGTGTGAATCCTCCTTGCGCGTATCGCTCGGATCCCGCTCGTAATATTCCAGATAATCGCCTTTGTCAGTAACCATATTCAAAACTCCCGATGATAAATAATGTCCTCTCCTTTCGCGTTTTTGCGATGCGTGACGCGTTTCGGAGCCATAATGTGATGCGCGTTTTGCATGATCTTGCGAGCGTTGCGATAGCTCGCCGTAACACCTGCAATCCTGCGATCTGCAATGTGCTTGAGAGCCGTTTGCCTCCATAGCGTTTTACAGATCTGATTGTCAGACTCAGGGAAAAAACGCTCATAAGCCTTGAACGTTTCCCCGTGCGCCTCAAGCTCATAACAGAACACGATCCCGCGCTGGTTTTTTGTCATGTCAACGCGGAATGATTTCACGTTGCACCAATCGTTTTTTGTGTAGTGCTTGCCGGATAACTTTTCGTTAGGGTCAACAAGCGACACGTCACAGCAGCGGCACACCCTGGCGGCGATATCGTTTTTCGTTCCGCAGCCTTTCACGATAACCTTTTTAGTGCGCGGGTCTACCTGATCTTCACACTCGCGATACTTCCAAAAATACTCGCATCGGTTCCCGTTCTCGTCAACCTTCACGCAACGGCGTGCATAGAATGAGTTTTCCGTTCCGCAATCAGGGCAGAATTTAGGATCCTTCCCGTTGTCTCCGCGACGCTGATACTGCGCTTGTTCGAGGATCGGATCAAAGTAAAGTTGCCCTAACTCGTCCATGCACCCTGCAAAATCCAGAACAAGGTGATCATGCTTCACAAATCCCTGGTCAATATGCCATTGCTTTAACAGTCGCATACCGCGCCCCAAAAGCTGGATCAGCAAAGTCAACGAGCCAATTTTGCGCAGGATAACAGAGGTATCCCAATATGGCACATTTACGCCAGTGGTAAGAGCCTGAACCTGGAAAATGTATTTTACCTTGCCCTCGAATGCTTCTTTCAACCACTCTTTACGCTGTTTCTCCCCCGTCTTGCCAGTGATGATTCTGTATGTTGCGCCTGGAGGAAGTGCGGCAGCGGCCTCTTTACAGTGACGCTCACCTGCGCAAGTTACCAGCACGCCGTTGCGGTCTTTGCAGATCTCATGCACGCGTGCCATGATTTTTTGCGTCATGGTTGAATCATTATGGATCTTCTCCTCCATCTTGCGCAGAGTTTTCTGGTCAAAGTCTGCAACGCCGTCCTCACTGGATGCCGTGAACTCTGAAAGGTCATAACCAAGCCCATCTACGCCGCCAAAATTCGTCGGAACAACGGAGCCGAACTTGATCAGGTAGTTGGTATCAATGTTCGTTACCTGCTCGCGCCAGAATCCGCGCTGGCGTTTATCTTCCACCAGGATTGGAACCACGCCGCGAAACTCGGATCCGGTCATTCCAAAAATGCGCAACTCGTGCCCGTATGTCTCTTTGCATCGGCGCTGCATTTCACGAATGATAAGCGTATATTGCGTGCGTCCGGTTCCCTCCATTGGCTCGCCGTCATTGTTGAGAGCGCGTGAGCCGTCACCATTCAGGACAATCTCGCCTTTTTTCGTGGTCATTTGCTCCCACGGCTCCTCGTTTTCGATTGCCTCCGCTAAATCCTCCCAATCCACCTGGTGACATTCGTCAATCCCGATAACGTGCGGCACGTAGTCGCCCAGCGCCTTAAACAATCCGTTTGAAACGGTTCCCTCAGAGCCAACAACGATGGGGAAGTGTACGCCCTTTAGCTTCAGCGCCGCGCAGTAAACGGAGTTAGGCACGCCGAAATTGCTGATCTCCTCTGAATCCTGATCCACAATTTCACCCTGGCGAGCGAGAACCATCATTTTAAGCCCCATCCTCTGACACTGCGCCGCCACCATTGCAAAAATCATTGTTTTGCCAGCAGATACCGACGCTTTCACAAAGAAAGGATGCTCGTAATTCTTCATGCGCTTTGCAATCTCAGTGTACGCAACGCACTGGTAAGGGTATGGGGTGATTTCGCCAAACGTGAAGCGATCCTGGATCGCCTTAATAACCGCCTCACCCAAAGCGGAAAGCTGTTTATCAATGTTTGGAATTGCCATTTTTAACCTTTATTCGTTAACCGATTGAATGTATAATAGCGCCTACGTTTTGAATGTTTTTAGCAAAAAGTGCTATCGGAGGTTTTAATATGAAAATTGCTGCATCAACTGGCGAAATTGACAAGCGCACAATCAATGGCAACAACGGGGTAAAGCGCGGTAAAGATAAGAAAAAACGCAAGCGCAAAACAGGCTACTACGTTCTAAAGGATGAAGTCAAAGCCGGATTGCGTGCTCGCCTTGAGGCTGTTTGCGAATATTACGGATCACAGGCAGAAATGACAAGGCGTTTAAAGGTTACTCACCAGGTTATTCAGCAGTGGCGCAAGCGCGGGATGATTTCCGTTTCTGGAGCCGAAAAGGTTCACGCCGACTATAAGCGAAACGGCTGCAAGGGATATCGAGCTTCATTCTGCCGTCCTGACCTGAGATTTGACTCCAACGGCAAAGCGCTAACGACGAAATGTGACCGCTATGAAATGCTGCGAGTAGTCAAAGAGTCGGACTTCATAAACAGCACAAATAGCTAAATCAAAGATCGCGTATCTGGTATCATCCGGCTACGCGATTTTTTTATTGGAGAAAATCATGCAAGAAGTACACCCAAACATGATGTTTCAGAAAGAGGACGTTTTGCCGTACATGAAAGGGATGTGGCGCGATGCGTTGCAAAGCATTTGTGGATTGAGCAATGACGTTTTCAACAAAAAACACCAGCCTTGCCCTCATTGCGGAGGGAAAGACCGATTCCGTTGGACTGACAAACTTAGCACTGACGGCGACGGCGGCGCAGTATGCAACGGTTGCGGTAACGATAGCGGTATTGGCTGGTTAATGAAGCTCACTGGCGAGCCTTACAGTGAGTGCATTAACATCCTGGGGCGATTTCTCGGAAAGGTTCCTCAGGAGTATATAGTTAAGGCCAACAAGCGAGCCTCTCGCGCGTCAGGTTACTCTTTTGGCTCTCAAGCTCCGCATGAAAACTGTTTTGCAGTAATGGAGAGAACAAAAGGCGTTCTTAAAACTCCTCTAAGCGTTTTTGAGGGCATCGCGCCACCAGACGACGAAATGTATTCTGTTGGTGTAAAAACGCTGGAGAATGGCGGGGAATCGCTTATTCATGCTATTCCGTGCTACCTGGTGCATGACGATGGTCTTGATGATGAAATGTGTAACATCCTCATGATTGACGAGGAGGGGGAACAAAAGTTTTACGCAAAGGACTACACGCGCGGCTCGGTTGCGGTGACTGGTAAAACTGACAACACAATCTATCTGTGTGTTGATTGGGTTGACGCACAACACATTCACCTGTCTACAGGTCAAGAGGTGTGGGCTTGCTTCTCAAGTTATAACGTTGAGATTGTTGCGCACCGATACAAAGGAGATCGAAAAATGCGCGTGGTGTGTAAGTCAACCGATCAGGAAGTAATAATAGCCGCAGAGGAGAGAGGGCTTGACGTGATGCTTCCTATTAACGATAATTTCAGGCAAGGGATAGAGCGAAAGCTTTACAAGCCGGAAACTTTACTCCCGACACGGTAAACCATTGCTTTCTTGCCCCGCTTCGGCGGGGTTTTTTTATGCCTTGCGCAATGCTATAATCATGCTTGTCATTAACAAAACGTGCTATTTAGGAGAATTTACATATGGCTATTTACCGCAAGGGTCAAGCGTCAATGGACGCTGACGGATATATCACCGGATACGGCACAAACTGGAAAACGGCGCTAACGCTTATTCGTCCAGGCGCAACCATTGTGTTTGCAACCAATCCAGTTGCGTATGCAACAATTAGCGAGATCGTAAATGATACGTCACTGCGTGCAACCTCAACTGGTGGCGCTGTTGTTCCTCAGAGTGACTATGTGATCCTGCTGCATGATTCAATAACTGTTGACGGCCTGGCGCAAGATGTTGCGGAAACTCTGCGTTATTACCAGGGTCAGGAAACAATGTATCAGGAGTTTGTTGACTTTCTGAAAACATTTGATTGGGAGAAGCTAGAGGCAATCGACGCTGGAGTAAAAGAGAATGCGGCGGCGGCGGCTGGTAGCGCGGCAAGTGCTTTGCAATCTGAGCAAAATGCATTCGTGCATAGCCAGAACGCAAGCGCATCAGCGAGCGCAGCAGCAGCAAGCGAGAGCGCAGCGGGTCAGAGCGCACAGGCGGCTCACGTTAGCGAAAGCAACGCCAACGATTACAGAGAAGCAGCCGAAAACAGCGCCAACTCAGCAGCAGCACACGATCAGGCGGCTCTGGCGTCAAAGAATGCGGCAGCAGCAAGCGAGGCAAACACCCTGCAATCTGAGCGAAATGCATTCGAGCATAGCCAGAACGCAAGCGCATCAGCTAGCGCGGCGGCGGCAAGTGAGAGCGCGGCGAAACAAAGCGAGACAAACGCGGCGGAAAGCGCAGCGGCATCAGATGCATCAAAAAATGAGTCTCAGGCCGCAGCGGTGATCTCAACTAACGCAAGCAACTCAGCCAGCGCAAGCAAAGACGCAGCAGCGCAATCAGCAGCAAGCGCAAAGAGTGAGGCGGATCGTGCAGCGGAGCTTGCAACTCAGCTTGACGCTAACAGCCTAATGCGAAAGGACGCCAACCTGTCAGACGTAGCTGATCGCCGTTCGGCTGTTAATAATCTTGGTTTGGGCTGGGTTGATACCGCATTTGGTAACAGCCTCTTATCATCGCCTGACTTATCACACCGCCTTGTGTTGGGGAATGACGGCCTGTTTGTGTGGCAAACTTCTGACGGGCAGACGATTCCGATTGCTGTCACTTCTGGAGGCACTGGCTCAACATCGCCAGAAGGTGCTCGCGTTAACCTGCAATTAGATCGCTTTGCTCAGTCCGGTGAACAAACGTACATGTACGCCCAAAACAAAAAGATGAAAATCTATGTTGATGATAACGGAGATTGGGGTGCGTATGACGAGGCTAGCGGAGCAACAAAGCCGCTTCCTGTTAATCGCGGTGGTACTGGTGCGTTAGATGCCGCTGGCGCTCGCAATAACTTTGGTCTTGGAGAGGCTCAGGCTGTAACTTTTGGTCATGTCACAGGAAAGCAATCAAATGGAGTTAGCGGCGGAACATTTACTAGCGACAATTACAGTTCGGATGGTTATTTAATAACCCGTGGCAAGATGTATAGCGAGCTACAAGATGGAGTTGGTAAATTCACAATTAGCGTTTCAGCAAACTACAAAACAAAGTATTTGCAATACGACGAGGACGCAAATCTTTCAGGCATTGGCAATCTGAGGTCAAGCAGGGTTGAAACCGGATCTGTAGGATGCACTGGTAGCGTTTGGGCTGGTCAGGGCAACTCTATTGGCATGAATACAAGTGATGGCGGGAATAAAAACATTTTCCTCCAAAACGTAACTGGAGACGGTAACGTTGGTTCGTGGGTAAACCTTTTGCAAGGTAACTGGTATGGTGGATACTGGCAGTTAGGGGCAATTCGCGGAGCAGGAGCGGATATCTCGACGGTTAGACTTGGGGTTAACAACCAGGGAACGGATTGGAAATGGTTTGATTTCAACAACTCATATGGAGGGCACATAACGGCTCTGCGAGGGTTTAAAGGTCAATGCGTCGCTGGAGGTTGGATGCTTGATGGTGAATACATGGGCGCTCCATTCTACGCTGACACTGTGGTTAACAACGACGGCGGTTATTCTCCTGTTGTTGCTGGAGGCACTCGTTCAACTGGTGGGTACGATTTGCGTTATTCTCTTGGAGCTATATCTCGCGGAAATGGAAACTGGCCTAGTGTTACAATTCATATGGGTGGTGATGCGACTTACAGCAGGGGGTTTGACTTCTATGTTAGCGGTCAATTGATGTCATGGGACTCTGGAGTTTGGGGTGGAAGCTTTGAGTTTTCAAGGACTCCGATCTCAGATAGGGATCGAAAACGGGATATTGAGTACGACGATGGTAAGGAGTCATATGACAATTTAATGCAGTTTAAGCCTACAAAATTCATCTATAAGAATGACAAGTACAATCGAGTGCGGCGCGGCCTGATTGCTCAGGACTTGCACAAGATCGATCCTGAATATGTTCATGTTGTGCATGGTGCTCCTATATTCGAGGAGTCAAAGAAAACGAGCGACGGAGAGAATAAAAAACCTGAGATCATTGACTACATGGAAGATACGTTGGCGCTTGACGATAACGTTATTCTGCTTGACACGGCGATTGCTACTCGCTACATCGGCGGAATCGTTGAAAAGCAGCAGGAGGAGATCGACAACCTCAAATCTGAGATTGAGGAATTAAAAGCGCTAATCAAGGCGTTTCGGTAAACTAACCACAAAGCGCGGCTACGGCTGCGCTTTTTTATTGCCGCTTACATATATTAACAGAGTCAAAACAAATCATTTCTAATTCATACACTTCTTTCATTGTCAAGAGTTTTTATCAGCGTAGAATTGAGTTTGTAGCAAGGGGCTACATAACAACAAAGAGGAAACAAAAATGTCTGATATGACTCTATTACCAACTAGCGGTATGGGCGGCGAGGCTGGCGCGGCTGGTCTTGGCGGTGCTGTAGGTGGCCTGATCGGTTCGTGGTTCGGTAACGGCTTCGGTGGTCGTGGTTTCGGTCCTGGTTATGGTTACGGTGACGGAGCGGCTGTTGCAGTCGGCGCTAACGCTGTTCTAGACGGGATTAATAACCTGCAAACCAGCGTAAACAACATCGGATTGCAGACCATTCAGGGGCAGAACGGCACAAACCTGACCATTGAGCGCTCTGCTGCGTCAACCTTCAACGGCTTGACCAGCCAGAACACTCAAAACCTTCTGGCTAACGTGCAGGGCTTTGCTGGCGTTAACTCCGCGATCACCTCCGGTGTGAACACCATCAGCAATGCGATATGTGCGCAGTCCTACGAGGCTCAACGCCTGGCTTACGAGGCTCAACTCCGTGAGCAGGCTTGTTGCTGCGAGACTAACCGCACGATTGCTACGGAAGCGGAAGCAACCCGCGCTCTGATCCGCGACCAGTTCGCTCAGCAGCAGGCAACTCTGATCTGCGACCTGAAAGATCAGCTTCGCGCTAAAGAGTTTGAAAACAGCCAGCTTGCGCAGACCGCAGCGCTGAATCATCAGATCAGCCAGGTCTACCAGCTTGTCAACTTCAAGCTCCCAACTCCTGCAACTCCTCCGGTTGCATAACAAAAGCGCCCCGAAAGGGGCGCTAACCTAAGAGGTGAGAAATGAGAATTGTAATTGCTGGCTACCGCATGCCTAAGATTCATTTGCCGCGCATTCACATTGGCGGTGATGATGAAAGCAGAAGTGCAAAGCACGAGCGTGATAGTTATTACGGCGACTCTCCTATAGCTCATGTAATGGAAAAAATCGACAACAAGCCTCACACCTGGGCGGCTCATATGGGCAAGCCGGACGGGATGATGCAAATTGTTGAAATGGAATACAAAGAGCTAATGGAGAAAAAAGCCTCAGGCTCAAAATCCGACATACGGAAAGAGCTAGAGGAATTAGCCGCCGCTTGTATTGTTGCGCTTGAAAGAATGAAAGATATGTAAGAGGTGATCCGATATGCAAAGCATTAGCAATGGCGTTGGCGTGACTCAGTTCAACGGTATGCGCCCGAAAAACAGTATCAACATCGGCGGTGTAACCTGGAGTCTGCGCCGCGATGCTACCGATGCGTCAATGATGTTTCCACATCAAAAGGTTAACTGGTTAAATGCCGGATGCGAGCCTTTAGGCGATGGTAAAATCCACTACTGCTGGATTATGGGTGTTATTGCTCCGACGCCTGGAACGCTTGAGCGCCCTGTAAATGTGATGTATATCGGATTCCACCAGCAGAGAATTATGATCGCCCCGCACGCAGTTACAGCCGCAGATCTTGACCGTATGCATGTTTATGTTAGCGACGGATCGAATTTTGTTAGCGAGTTTGTAGGGAAATTCCTCGGCTTGGAGCCTGAGCGGTCTGTCACTGAAAGGGAAAGTATCAGCCCGTGGCCTAACATGGCAGCACAAAATCAAACGCCGGAAGTAGCGCCGGAACCAAAACAGGAAAAGAGAGAGGAAAAGTAAATGACAAGATCAGAAGGGGTAATAAGCGTTGTGGAACACCTATCAGCGCGAGCGCGTAAGATTGCCGATGATGGATATAGCAAAACTGACATTCTAAAGTCAGCAATGTCAGATCTTAAAGCCCTTGGCGGTGTTGGCGGTATGCTGTCAATAATGACAACTGGAGACTTGAGCGCAAAGCAGCGAGAGCTAGCTGAACGCCTGGCGGTTAAGGTGATCGCATTTCTCGGAATTACAGAAACAGCAAAATAAAAAAGGAGCCGAAAGGCTCCTTTATTTTTAGAATGGGATATCATCATCAAAGTCAATCGGCGGCTCGTTGTTTTGCCGTGGCTGGCTTTGGCTCTGCTGGCGTGGCTGGCTTTGCTGTTGTGGCGCTGTGCCTCCGCGCTGGCTAAACAGGAGTTTCGGGAAGTCCGCAGCCTGTAGCGTCGTGTAAGTCTTGCCCTCGTATTCGCGCAACTCGACTTTGAGCGTTTCACAAGAAACGGAGATCACCTTGCCAACCTGGAACGCTTCATCATACCAGTTTTTCATGCCCTCAGATCCGGCGCGAGCATTAAAGAAAAATGTGTAGTTTGTATACTGCGCGTTTCCTTCACGGTCTTTGTAGCGCTCGGATAACTCAACTACGTAAAGCGTGCCGTTTTGAGTCTGCTTGATGCGCGGCTCTTTTCGAATTTCTCCGGTAATAATGTGCATTGCTTTCTCCTGTGAAATTTGGGGCGGCTAGCGCCCCGCGTGATTATTCAAAACTGGTGATTGGCTGTGATTCTACAGCCTGTTTTTGTGGCTCGTCAACCTTTTGGGCTAGGTTTTGCTTTGGAGCCGCCGCCGTAAATCCGCGAGCGCCTCCGATCTCAATCTCCGCTTTGCGTCGCTCGTAATGCTCTTTTACGATCTGCTTGTTGGCTGCGTCGCATGATTGCCATGCGGATTTCAAGACTTTTTGCAGGTCGTCAACGTTGTCGCATTTCTCAATGTCGCGCTTCCAATCCTGCGCAGATTTAACTGCTATTTGCGCGTCGTCGTCTGCCTGGCTCAAGCCGAAAGCGGCGGCTAGTGCGTAGCGTCGTGCGTATGTGAAAGCAGATCCTACGCCTTGCGGGTCGTTCTTAACGATTGGTATTTCAGCGTAGAATTTCACCCACTGACCGGAAACATGCATGACAGTGGTTTCAACCTTGATCTTGCCGCCTACCTCATTCTCGATCATGTCCTGCATAACCATCAACGAATTATCAGTAAGAGCAGGAGTGATTGCGTCAAGCACGCTGTCAAGCGTCGCATACTTATTTTTAAGGTGTGTGTTTTGTCGGTCTTTCTTGACCTTGACAAACTGGCTGCGTGCCTTATGCAGCGATGGTAAAATCTTGTCAAAATTTTCTGACAGTTTCATTGCTTTCTCCTTAAAGGCGGCTTGCGCCGCCGTTACTGATTAGTGTTTTACTTGTTCGCCGTTGTGCATTTCGATAAGCTGGCTGATCAGCTTGTCGGTTGATTCCTTCATCATCTTGATTGCTTCGGGATCCTCTTTAACCATCAGCGCAGTCGCCACAACGTTGTCAACCGCCTCCATCACATCACGGATGTATTTCATTTCTTCTTCGCCGTCTGCCGGATTGAGCGGCTTAACAAATTCCTTCATTGCGAAAGTGATGCGGTGTACAAACATACGCATATGAGCTTCACATGCCGCGCTAATCATTTCTTCATTGGTGATGTTTTCCATTTTGATATCCTCTCTTTGTTGACTTGATGGAGGCATTATAACACCTCCATTTTCATTTGTTTAGCTATTTGTGCTGTTTACAGAAATTCTTTGTATTGGCGGCGCACCCAATCAGGAGTAGTAAGCGAAACCTCCGGCGCTCCGTTTGCGTATGAAGGCCAGATGTTATGCGCCTGGCACATTGCAAACTGATTGATTACGCTCATGTACTGAATGCGCCCGATCTTGAGTTGCTCGCTGTTCATTCGGTACGCCAGCGGCAAGTAAGGCTTTTTCTTCTCCTGCGCCAGAAGTCGAACCACAACGGGGCGCGTTTCGTTCGGGTAAGCTTTGCGGAACAAGTCATGCTGCAATGCCATTTTCAAATAGTAGCCGTGATTGAATGCCAGGCGCTCAAATTCGAGAGGGTTGGCACTCATTGTGGTTTTGTAGTCCGTGATCACAATAGCCTCAGGATAAACAACGTCCTCGCAAATCGGCTGGCCTTTGTCGTCATATCCAGTGATTAGCGTAAACTCTACGTTTTCGCACTCGTCAATGTGATCAAGTCGTACTTTAACCTTAACGCCATTGATAACACCGAAAATCGAAAGCTCTCTCTGAGCGGTTGGGCTATTCATGCACGCGTTATGCTCTGGTATCGACTCAAGAACCTGGCGCATCTCTACGCAAGCGTCGTAGTCTTTCGCGTTGATAAGCTCGACTCCAGCAGCACGCGCTTCGGATTCTGCGATCATTTCAATCAGCCATTGAACATGCAAATCCTCACCACAATCAACCATCATTTTGATCAGGTCTGGATATTGCTTCCCGCTTGTACCTTTCAGGCCGAAAGATTTTAATTTCGCAGCGAGAGCCGTTTGGCTCGTAATCAGATCCTTGAAGTCCTCCGGCGCTGGCGCTCTGCGATATTGAGATTCAAACAACGCCTTGCTCTCAAAGTTTGTATGCGACTGAGTGCCGAAAATTAGCGGCTTTGCGTTTTCGTCTCGCTCCTTGAATTTCCAGGACGCAGGGGAGGACTGGAAAACCTCAGCCAGATTCGATCCGCTTGTGTATTCAGCCGTCCAGCTATTCGGATCGTGATACTCACTGTTTGGCATTTCTGCGCTAGTGAAAACCTTAAATTCACTCATTCTTTCGCTCCTGTGTGTTTGTATACGTGCATTGTAGCCATTTATGGCGTTTAGTCAATACCATCAATTGTTTTTTCTGTTCCCAAAACACATCCGGCATACCTGGTAACAAAAACAGCACTTAAGTGCATGATTTTAAATGTTGTTATTTTTTGTTTCATTGTTCACGGATTTGCGGTGGGTTTTCTCTCTCCTATGCATATTTCCCAAATGGCAATAGCAGCAATTTCTATTAACAATTTTTTAACATATAGAATCAGCAAGAGAGAGGCAGACACATAAACAGTGAAACAGTAGAAACAATAAAGAACAATATACAAATACATATAAACTAAACTATTGATTTTATTATATATTATAGATGATTTATTTTGTTTTTTCTGTTCTAAAACGTTGTGCGATTCTACGGTGGGCGCAATCGAAAACACCGAGAAACAAAAAGAACAAAGAAGCTTTATTTTGTGGAAAAATCCTCCATTTATGGTATTGTTGTTTCCAGCAAACGAAACGAGGAATCGACTATGAAAATATTAGCGGCTTTTATTGCGGCATCGCTCCTGATTGGTTGCGGGGCTACTGCCACGGGTAACTTTAAAGAGGTTGACTGCAAAGCAAAATACGACATTAAAACTTTCGCCGTCGCTGGCGCGTATGACGTAAATATTAGCGGCGTGCGCGAAAACCGATTCGGTCAAAAGCATTACCGACTGAGCACGGATAATAAAGAAGTGCGTTTTGTTAACAGGTGGCAACCTGAGGAATATTTCTATGATGTGAGGTGTGAATAATGGCATACGGCTACGCAATATATGACGCGCAAGGCAGGGAGATAACTGGACTTTTAACTCCAGTATTCTTCCTTGATCGAATAACTTCGCCTTCTGGCTCAATAACTTACGCAAATCAGCCTCCAGGCAAAACGCTAAAAGCAAACTTCATAGGCGTAATGTCGTGGCGAGGAAGCCCAATGGGTGCTCCAAATATCTCCATCTCTGGAAATACTATAACATGGAGCAATCTAAACGGCGGAGAGTCAAGTTACATCTACACTTATTGGGGGTAAAAAATGTACGGAGCGCAAATAAAAAGGCCGGACGGCTCATTATGGCTTAGCCCAAATTTCACTCCGGTTAACCTTATAAATAGAGGTAATATTGGGCTGGCAGTTGGATCCATATTCCAAACGTCAATACCTGTATCAAAAGCCTGTTTCTTCTTTGTCAGGATGGGTAACAAATCGTTTAACGCTTTCGATCAGATAAACGTTAACGGTTATCACGCTTTAAAGCTAACGCACACATACGACAACCCAGGATATATAGTTGTATATGCGTTTGCAAACATGGTCACTAACCCAGGATCGCACGGGCTTGCATTCTACAACGAGCGAGGGGAAATGGTTTACCACGGCGGAATGAAGCCGCTTGAGGCTTATCAGGTTCCGGTTGGCGGCGTGACATTCGATAATGACGTGGGCTATCTGGCTGCCACAACTCCGACGCAAACGGCTGTGTTTACAGTTCCAAACGCATCTGTTGGTGGTAATGACATATTCGTTGCGCACGGCGGCGCTGTCGGCAATAGGATATACTCCACTGCAAGGCAGGTTGCCAGGGGGCCAGGTACGGCTGGCATACAATATTCAAGCTCAATGCTCGTTATAAACGCATCAAAATATGACTAATAAAAAAGGGGCTATTCAGCCCCCTTTTCTTTTACCATGCTCCAGTGATTCGCCCGATCTCAACCCTAAGCACGCCATTCTGATCACGAACTTTAATCCCTTCGTTCGTTAACTTCGTAGCGCCCTCGCCAGGTGTTGAGCCGTAATTCTCAAACACTCCGTTTTTGTCCAGCCTCCATCCTGATTGGTTCCAAACATAGTTGTTTGACTGAATGTAGTTACCAATCATGGCATTCGTGATCATTCCGTTCTTGATCAGCGCAGCATTCATGATAACCGTGCCACCCTCAACCACAAACGGCAATGTATAGCTCCCGCCCTGCTGAGTCATTACGCCGAAACGTGAAGCGTCAACAAGGAATTGGGATTGAACACCAGATCCAGTTTGCACCAGTGACAGAGAGATACCAGACGTATACTCAAGGCCGCCGCTCTTAATCCCAAGCTTGAGCGCGTACTGAGCACCTACTTGACCGTTATCAATCCATGAGTCAAGTTTTTGCGTTATTGCAGACTCAGCGTTACCCAATCGAGTTGACAGAGCCGTATCTGCTGACGCTCGCGCAGAAGCCTCGTTAGCAATCGCCTGGTTAACCTGGCTGATATTTGACGCGACATCTTGCTTCACGCCGTCAATCTGTCCTGAGAATTTCGCATCAAGAGAGCTGACCGCCTGAGTCCTTGCCTCAGTCTCGTTTGCTATCGCTTGCTGTGCGCTGCTCACGTTTGCGTTTGTCTTTCCGATCTCGGTTGTGAACGTAGATTCAAGCTGCTGCACCTGCTGCGCTCGCGTCTCAGACTCGTTAGAGATAAGGGTTTTAACCTCTGTTATGCTTGAGGAGATTCCCTCGTCAAACTCCGTGCGTAGAGTATCGACCGCCTGGATTCGAGCCTCAGTCTCGTTCGCGATAAGCTCCAGCGCTTGTCCGTGCTCCGCTTTTCGCTTCCCGTTTTCTACTCGGTTCCAGCGCAGGTTAGTATCAATAGCTAGCGCATTCTGGATCACACTTTGCGCCTGGTCTTTAACCTTGTTTGCAGTATCAACGGCATTCTCTTTGAACTCCTCAAACCCAGCAGAGTTTAAAATATCATCAAGAATGTCGCCTAAAATATCATCAACGTTAGTTGACGACATACCGCGCACAAAGTCAGTCCATGCAGAAACGTTTCCGATCCTGTCAACGCTTCGCACTCGATACCAGTTGATATATCCAGGGCTTAGCGTTGCGTGCCAATACTCCATTTGAGGATACGGAACGAGAGTTAACAGAGTTGCGTTTTCTTCGCTGACCTTTCCGTCTACGTCCGGCGCTTGCTGTAGTTCTATGTAGGCAGTGTCACCCGAACCCTCCGGCATACCCCATTTTATTCTAATCCCAAAAACTTCATCGTCTGAGGCAGTTAGGTTTATCGGCGCATCAGGCTCGCCAACCTTACCAGTCAGAGCCGCAGACGCAATGGAAGACCACGGGGAAGTGCTGCCGGATGCAGAAACAGATCGCACCCTTACAAAGTAGTTGCCTGAGTAAATACCCTCAACGCTAACCTCTTTGTTTGCAGTCCTCGGAACGTTTAGCCAGTTGCTATTGTCCTTTCTCCATTGCACCTCGTACAAGCTTGCGTATTCGACCTTATCCCAGCTAACAACCATCGTTTCTACGCTCTGCCCCTGAACAATGCGAGAGTAAGAGGACACCTGGACATTTTCCGGCGCTTTCATTACGCCAGGATTGACAATGCTAGTTGGCCTGTCGTCAACGTTCACTCCGTAATCAATCGCGTCGTACTTGTTTGGATCGTATTCGACCGCCGTTATTGAGTACGTGAATTGCTCCGTATCGTCGCCCCTGGTGATTCCGGTAACAACGTACTGCTGCAACGCAAGATCAGTCCTGTCGATTGCAAAAACCGTGTCCGGCTTAACGTCGAAACCAAAGCCAATGTTTAACTCAATAGTTTTCCCGTCTGCGCTCACTCGTGAAATAGTGCGCTTAACTGGCTTTCCGTCCGGCTTGTTGATCAAGATAAAATCGCCAGGCCGTGCGTCAACCTTAAACGGGAGGAAAACTTGCAGACCAGAAACCTCCATGACGCGCCCCGAAAGATTGAGAGTCAAGTTGCTAGCCCAGAAGTTATCAGCAATTGCGATCACGTCTCCGATTGTCGGGATCATACCCTCAAGACCAGTTGCAAAGTTTACCGTGGTGCTTCGCAGGTTGGTTTTGAGAATCCAGCGCCCTCGGCGGTTCGCCTCGCTGCGTCGTGTGCATCCGATTGCGGTGATGCTTGTCGGATTGTGACCAAAACGCAAAGCGGCCTCAGTATCAAAAACGCCCTCAATATCCTGGCTGTACATGTTTTGCTCGTCGTCGAAAGTCACGTTGCACTGCGTGTACATGCTTTTCTCGCTCGCAAAGGTGTACTGAAAATCACCGTTTACCACGTTGTCATTGCTGAAAATGTAAGACGGATCGCGCGGCTTATCCACCACGATAGAAAGGCTCTCGCCGTTCCAAAAGCTCATACCTCGGAAGATTGAGCAAATATCACGAATCAGGTTGAACGCTTCGATCTGGCTCTGGATAACCACGTCACAAAGATAGCGAGGCTCTAAACCTCCCTTACCATCTGGAACCATCTGATCGCAATATTGCGCAGCCTCGTAAATGCTCCACTTGTCGATCTCAATCCCAAGCTCCCTTTGGTCGAGTCCGTAGCGCTGATTGGTGATCAGGTCATACAGAACCCAAGCCGGGTTATTGCTCCACGCCGTCTTGAATAAACCATTCCATGATCCGCTATAGGTGCGTGAATCTGGATCGTAGTTAACAGGAACCTTGATCAGCTTCCATTTCTTCTTGATAGAAATGTTCGGTAACTGAGTAGGGAAAAGCTCGCTATCAAACTCAACGTAAACCAGACCAGTCAGAGGGTAACGGAATTTTGCATCAACAACCTCCGCATAGCTCTGCAATCTGATCGCGTCAACAACTCGGCTTGTGTTCGAGTCCGGCGTGATTCGGCTAACGCGCAAAATCACCTGCTCGTTGAATGCTGGCAGGTCGATTCGCTGGCTGCGATCATATCCGCTTGTGGTTTTACCAGTGATCGTATCAGTCAGAACTCGCTGGAATGAGCCGCCATCTACAGCCATATCAACCGCGTATTGCACTGAAACGCCAACCAGATCACCGTTTTTCTCCTGCTTGTACCCCTGAGGCATCAGTATCTTAATCCTGATAGCAGATAGTGATCTGTTTGTTACCGCGATGTTGTAGGGATTATCTTGCGCCAGGTCGCGCTGAATTGTGATCTCGCTTGATGTGTCGGAGAATCCCTTGATGTAGTCCTGCGTCTGCGTGCCTGGCCGAAACTCAGCGCTAACACCGCTATAGTTCAAAGAGCCGTCTGCGTTTTGCACTGGTACATCATCCAGATAAAGGTTTTTCAGAGAAAACTCGCCGTCTACCTCTCCGTCTGAAACCGCCAGGAGGATTTTGATTTTGTTGATGGAGATCAGGTTGTCCTCCATCTCCTTTGGCGTATACGGCTTAGAGGAGCCGCCCTTGTTGCCGCTTATCATAATTTTGGCCTCCAGTTTTAACAATTTGTGCTGTTTTGATGTTGCATTATAGCAACCAATAAAAAACCCCGCAATGCGGGGCTTGTTTTATACCTTGTCCTCTGCGTAGCTTCCTGAACTCCAGATAGCGCCGCCAACGGTTCGATAACCATATGGGAGAGGCAGAGGATAACCTGCTGCCGTGGTGTTTACCGCGCCGCCGAACGCGTATGACGGCTTGTTTTCCGTGCTCTTGACTTCCATCTGCATACCGCCGCGCTGTGGTGATATCATCTGCATAACACCGCCCAAAACCATCGCGCCGCCCATCATGAAAGCGGAGGACGCAAGAGCGCCCATTGCCGCCAGCGATGCGCCGCCAGTAAAGAACGCCGTCGCCATGATTGCTGCGCCCAAAACAACCTGGAACAATCCGCCAGATTTTGAGCCGGACGGGATCGGGATGATTCGGATTTCCTTGCCGCACTTCCACGCCTTTTCGTCATACTGCCCTACATTTTTTCCGTCAACAAAAACAGCGTAGTGCATACGCGATCCAACTTCACTTTGCATATAGTCTTTAAAGCCCTCCAGCGCCACGGAGAGCGCACGAATTGCTTCGGGGTATGATTCGACGGCTAGCTCATGAAAAACGCCGAAACGCCGCCCAAGCGAGCCAGAAAGCTTAATTCTCTTTAGTGTCTGCATTACTTTAGCTCCTTATGTCTGCAAATCATTACCGTGTGCTCCTGATACCATCCAGAATAGATATCAGATCTTGACAGCTTTCCAAAAGCATGATGCAGGATTTGATTGTTGCCTAAGTAGATTCCGGCATGGTTCCATACTGGCGCTTGAAGCTGCATTATGATCATATCGCCAGGCTCCGGCTCCTTGCCTGTTGGAATGAAGCCCTCTTTCAGATAGTTCTCCTGGTAGAGGTTTTCGCCATGCTCCGGCTTCCACCATTCGTAAGGCTTGCGAAAGTCATTCAAGATCACGCCTTGCTCCTTGTGCCACGCCATAATCAAGCCCCAGCAATCATATGATCCTAGCGACCACGGGCGACCAATCAGAGGACGCGTTGCAGGTTCCACCATGCGCATATCACCCTCAGGTAGTGAAACGATAACCCACGTCACGCCCATTTCATCGCACATGCAAGTATCGTGTGCGCTCGGTAGCGTTGTTGCGCCGTCTCCGGTGTGACTGTGAACGATGGCGATAATTTCATGATCCCCTCCCTCAATCTCTGCGTACTCGTCTGCATCCATCAAGAAGTGATTTTCTGGATCATCATGCACGTTCTTGATTCGGTGATATCGCTGGACGCGTGACTTTTGGGTTACAACCCCGCAACACTCGGCGGGGTAGACGTCCTGCGCGTGGCGCATTATTTCCAGTTTAATCTTCGCGCTAATCATTGGTAGCTCCTTAAAAGTGATGCGACGGCGCAGCCGCCAAAATCTAACTCTTGATCCGCACCAAAACGCAGTTTGCACGCCGTCGCTGTTCCGGCGCACTGGTCGCGGCTCGGATCTGTTACTGGGTTATTGTCCTTGTCAAACATTCTGGTTCCATTATAGCCGCAGCCTTTGCCGCTTCGATACCATCCACGCTGCGCCCAATAGCAAACGCTTTGAGTGATTCGCGGGGGGATCATTATACCATCCATATCATACGGCGATGTAAGCTCAAAGCGTGCTATGCTCTTGTTGCAGTAGCTAGGACGCTCGACGTAGTAGACAAGCTTACGATAAGCGCCGTCTTTTACGCTGCCGTCACTCTGAATCATTTCTTTTGACGTGATCCAGATTGTGACCTTTGCTTGCATCATCCCATTAAATGATCGGATAAGTGCGGATACCTGGCTGTCAATGTTTGAAAGGGTTAGCTCAGGCTTTCCGGCCTTGCCGTCACTTGTAAAGCTAATGCCAGTTATCCCGAAAGGACGCGCACCGTATGCCTCACCCTGGAAAATAATTTCCTTAGGCGGTAGCGTGCCGCTCTCAACCGCCATCATAATCTCCTCCGGCGTGTATTGCACATTCTCATTGTGGAATCTGTAAACGCCAGCGCCGAACTTGGAGCCGTCAACCTCGACAAGCGTCATGATCTCGCCAGGGTAAAGGCTCTGCAAACAGTTCTCAAATTCTTCTTTGCCTGTAGCCATTGATAGACCTCCTTTGTGATAATTGCGTATTGTAGCACCAATAAAAAAGCCGCACAAAGGCGGCTTTGATTATTCCATGCTGGTAAACTGCTCAACGAAAGTTGCTGCCACCTCCTGAACGGTCGGGGAGATTGGCTTGGCTGCGATGGTTCCAGATTTAACCCTGAACAATCCAGCCTTTCCATCCGGCGCAATCCACGCGAAAGGTTTAACAAGATGCCTTTGCATGAAGCTGATCACATCCATGTAATCAGCGCCAGCGTAGACAACACTAAAGCTGCGTCTCGTTGTGTTAAATCCAGAAGATGCAACTTGCGTGTAACCATTCCCAAAAACAACCTCCCTTACGTTGTCCTCTGTCGTCAGGCTCCCGCCGCCTCCCTGCGTTTGTGTACACCATTTAAACATTTCCAGGTTAGCCAAAATTACCTCCTTTCCATAACGAAATTGTAAATGCTGCCGCCTTGACCCATTTCACGCTTGAGCATATCAGTAACCAGCATTCTAACACCAGTTTCAATACCTTTAGGATCGTTTCCGTTGTTGATATCAACGTTGATATCTCCGAACGAATAAGCAAGTCCAGCGCCACCAGTTGAAGCCCTGCTGTAACCTGAGCCGCCAACGCTGCCGCCGTTGGCATATCCACGCATCAGGCGGTAAAGGTTTCGCGCCCCGATTCGCTGCGTTGCTTCCTTAGTGAAAACAAACTCGCCTTTGTGAACAATGCCAGCCGGATCATACTTGCCGCCGTCGCCAGTGTACCCACCAGACGAGAAGCCGCTCATTAGCGATCCCATAGTCCACGTTGAGCCTCCAGTCAATCCAGATATCGCGTTAAAGATAACCATCTTATTAATCATCTGGACAATCATCTTGAGAATGCTGCTTGCAAAGTCCGCAAAGTTTGCCTTTCCTGTTGTCAAAAACTCAGTCATTTGATCTGTCAGACCATTCAGCGCAGAGCTAGCAATCTCTTGCACGTTGCCGTACACGTCCGTTGCATCTTGCGCATACTCAGCCCATGCGCTTTTCGCTCCAGCCAGCCAGTTAGATCTTAATGAGTCCTCCGTCTGGTAATACTCAGTCCTTTTCTTGATCATGTCCTTGTAAACCTGATCGTCAACGCTGCCACCCTTCGCAAGATAATCATTCTTGATTTTCTGTAGCTCCTGCTCTCTGCGAATCTGATCCTCTGTCATTCCCTGCTGTTTCAGGTTGAGAATGTCAATCTCGGATTGAGTGTTTCGGATGAACTCAAGAGAGTTTTGGTAAAGCTTGTTGCTTCGCTCCTGTAGCACAATCTGATCGCCAATCTCGGCTTTCTGCCGCGCAAGCTCAATGGCGCTTTTTTGCTCTGCAAGTAGTTTTTTCTCTCCAGCCGTTAGCTGTCGCTTGCTCTGCGCTTCTTCCAGGATCTCAATCTGTTTCTCAATGCTCCACAATGAGCGGCGCTGGCTTGAGATAACATCGTTAACGGTGCGATGTTCTTTCAGGGTTTTCAACTGCGCTTGCAGCACGTAAAGCTCTTTATCGAGTTGCTCAACAACGCTAGCGCCTCCGCCTTTTGACGTTTTGCCCTTACCCTTTTTCTCCTCAAGCTTTTTGAGATCCTCAATCTCCTGTTTCTTGGCCTTAATGAGATAAGCCGCTTGTTGCTTCGCCGTCTCGTTATTCGACTTCTCAAGCTTCTTCTGATTTGCGATCAGTTGGTTAAGCTCTTGTTGCGCGTTTGCCACTCGGTTGGTGTTGAAATATTGCTTTTCAATCTCAGCCGTGGCATCAGCCAATGCTTTAGAGTTTAGGTCTGCGATCTCCTTGTTCTTCTTGCCGTACTCGGTCATGATTTCGAGTGCGTTTTCCAGATTGCTCTTGCGTCGTGTGTCTTTCTTTCCAGCGTATTCCGTTCCCTCAACATCACCAGTCAGCACGCCACCCATCGCCTTTAAGCGAGCCTTTGCAACGTCCCACCAGGTCTTTTCAAGCTCGGCAACCTTCTGCATATGCTCTGCAATCTTGCCGTTAAGCTTTGAAATGTCGCCGTCTCGCTGGTACTGTCTAGCCATATCCGCCGCGTCAGCGTATGACACTCCGAGATCAACAAGCTTCTTGATCAGGGATCCGGCTGTGTCCTTCGTCGTGGCGAACGATTTAACAAGCTCCTCGGATGATTTGCCCGAAACGCTAGCCAGTTCTTGAACCGAAACAGCAAGCTTGTTTGAGAAGTCGGAAGTAAAGCCCGTTGCATCCTGAATGGTTTTTGAGATCTCTTTCAGTTCTTTGCGTGCGCTGTATGCGCTGTAAGCCATGTAACCCAGAACACCAACAACCGCACCAAAGCCAACTTTAAGAGGGCTAATGAGACTCAAAAGCGCCTTGAATGTTGGAATTATTCCGCCGAAAGAATCCTTAATCTGCCCGCCCTGCTGAATTGCAACCAACCAGATCGGCATACCGCTAGCAAGTGAAGTTGCAACGTCCGTGATCTGAGCCGGAAGCATTCGCATAGCCTGGCGATACTGCCCCATTGAGATTCCGAGTTTCTGTGTCGCTTGCTCCTGCTGGCGCATTCTTTCAATGAATGGAGCCGCTTGTGCCGTCACTCCAAGCTGCGCAGCTTTCATTTCCATCAGTTCGGATTGCGTCTTGCCAGCCGCAGCCGCTTGCGCCTCAAGTGCCGCAATGAATCTCTGAGCCTCAGCCGCCGCTTTCGCTTTCTGCTTTGACTCCTCGATTGCCGCTCTGCCCTCAGCCGTTAACGCTTTTCTGTTGGCTGCGAGTTTATTCGTTTGAGACTCAAGCATTTCTCCGAGTTGGAAAAATGTTTCGTCAGGAACAACACCCTTTTTCCAAAGCTTGTCTAGACCAGCCGCCGCAGCCTTTAAGCGCTCCATTTTCGCCGCAGTCGGATCTATCGCGGCCTGTACGCTCTGAAACTCCTTGCGCTGCTTAGCAAGCTCTGAGGCCAGGTCTTTGGCTCTTTGCCGTGCAATCTGCTCCTCATTAACGAAAGACTCAAGACCATCAGCCGCACCCTCGGAAGCGGTCTTAAAATCCCTCAGGGATTTAACTGCGTTGTTTACCTGCTGAACGTCAACGCCTAACGTCAAACCTGCGTATTGTTCCGCCATTAAGTTACCTCCAGATAAGAAAAGAGCGCCAAAAGGCGCTCGTTTATTTTCCTGCGTGCATCATTTCGAGCGCTTTACTTTCCATGATCCGCAAGTCATTCAATGCCATTTCCCGATCTGTGACCTTGTATATTTCAAAGAGCATCGGGAGGACGTTGTAATCAAGGCCATAAGCGCCGCCACCAGCAGATCGCCATTGAGTTTGCATTGCGCAGAATACATCCCATGACTGCATCATTGATTCATCAAATATAACCTCTGGCGGTTCCTCGCCTTCATAGTCTGCCCTTGTAAGGCCAACCGCCTCTAATTCTGCATCAGTAGGCGGCTTTTGATAAAACAGGTAGACGGCGCGTTTTAGTTTTTTACTCGTTGACCAGCCAGCGCGGAAAGGTATGCACCTGTCAGGGCAAGCGCAGCGCCTGGATAGAACTCGACAAGAGTCTTTGCGTTTTCCTCGTTGAATTCTTCCTCAAGATTCCAGCCAGTAGCAAGCTTCATGATGAAATCGGAATCGGTGACGATGTTTTCGCTTTCGTAAAGCTCCTGAACTTCTTTCGCTTTCAGGTGGCGCACGGTGAAGGTAATTTGACCCTCGTCGCCGTTAGGCATCACAAACGATACTGGAAGTTTGAAGTCTGGAAGTGGTGCAAGCGTAAGTTTCATCTTTGCCATTGCTCTTTCTCCTAAATAGCACTTTTTGTTAAAAGTGGATTGCTTGAATTTGGTAGAGTGATTTTACAGGAATAAAAAAAGGGGCGCAACGCCCCTTGTGATTAATCCTGTGATGCAGGAAGGAATGTGTAGCGGCCTTTCAGCGAGCAAGAAAGGGAAACAGTTTCCATTTCGTTAACCGCAGTTTGCGGGATCTCGTTGAATGACAGCACGCCAGCCCAGCAACGCATTTCCTTCGCTTTCGGTACGTACATACGCATTGCGGTTACTTCGCCGTTTTCATCTGCTTTACGCAGCAGAGGATAGATCGCGTTGTCGTACTCGTGCGCAAAGGTGTACGTCAGGGAAACAGCGCTCTTGTAGGTAGGTAGCTGCTGCTCCTGGTCGTCGGACAAGCACTGGTATGTGTAATACTGCTGCTCGCCACCGTCCTGCGCAAGATCCTGAACGCAAGGGATTTCAGACCATGCGGAAATTTTTGCGATCTTTGCGGTTGCGCCGCTAGGGAATACGTTAGTGTCGGTGGTGTCGATACCTTCAAGTGTTGCGCTCACTCCACTTGATACCTCGCTAACACGCAGGACGCGATCCAGCAGTTTGCCCCAGGTGGATTCCGTAACAATAACGTAGTCACCTTTTGCGAGATCGTCAGTGTCGCTCATGGTAAAAACTGGCTTTGCTGCGTTGGTGATCGCGCTAGCGGAAAGCTCGGAGCCGCGAGACGCTTCGATAAAAATCTGTGAACCGTTTGGAAGATGCATGTTATTCTCCTTTTGTGTCAACTCTTACAACAAACCGGATCGGAACAATCCAGCCCGTTTCTGATTTCTGGACTGACCGGACGCTAGCGCCCTCGTAGATGTAGCCCACGTCCAGCATTTTACCATCTTTGAAAAAATCAGCAATCTCTTTTGCCAGCTTGCGCGGCTTGTCTGTTCCGGTGCCAGGCGCAAACGTGACATTTATTTGCACCATCCCCATGTAAGAAACGCATTTGCGATCAAGCGACAACCTCAACGGCTCAGATTCAACGTAGTGAAACGCCAACCACATAGAGCCATCGCGTGGAGGTGTAAACTCCACGTTTTCATAAGCGATTGCGTATCTGTTTTCGTATTCGGCGGCGAATGCCTTGCGTGCCGCCAGCATGAGATCATAATCCATTTTTAGCCCTCGACTCTCTAATAGCCTCCGCCATGAATGAGCGTAAGCGAATTGCAACGATACCAACAACGCCAGCGGGAGCCTGTTTTGAATGCCCGTACTCTAGCGCGTTGGCGTAGATAAGCATATTTGAAAAGTAGATAGCACGAACCGCGCCGCCGCCGCGCATTATTGCGCGAATCGCCCGCTCTCCGTATGCGATTGTCTTGCTACCGTCCTTGTCGTACTGGTTGAGCGCGTAGAGCGGAGGCTCGTTTGCTGTTACTTGCCAGTTTCCACGGAATCTGCCCGTATCAACTGGCGAACCCTTAACGAGCGCCTCCTGAACCTTCCCACCGAAAATCTCAATGCAGTCAGTCAGGCCGCTCTCGACCGAGTTGATCCACTTATCAATATTTCCCTGGAACTCTCGGATCGAATAGTTAGCCATGAACCGCAACCCTCCGCAGTATCGGACGATAGGCAACCGTGATCCCTGTCGGACTGATTGGTCTTGCCTCAACGACAACATACCGCTCTCCGTTAACCTCGATCTGGTTCCCATTCTTGATCTCAATGTCTGCGTCAAAAACTCCGAGCTTGTCCGTTACGCGGATTGTTTCGCCGTCAACCTCTCTGACTTTTGGCGCTCGAATAAGCCCCTTGATTGTCGTCGATTGCTCCGGCTTTTCAACCTCAACCCCGCCGACAATCTCGACGCCGCCTCCGCTAGTGATAAGCTTAAACACGCCATTACGATCACTAAAAAATGCAATCTCAGATTTAGCCATTCGTGCAATATTAGCGTAATTCATCAGCAAGACCTCCGACGCAATCCAGTAACAAGACCAAATCCTCCTCCGCGTTTCCGGTTTAAAGCCTCGTACATCTTGCCAAACGGAGTTTGTCTGATCTCCTTGCCTGAGGAATCGGCTGAGACGCGATCAAACGTCCGCGAAAATTCACCAGTCAGAGAGAATGAGGCTACGCGCTGAGAGTAGGATTCTACGCTTTCCCCTTCCTGCTTCATGGCTCCGTCAAGCGTCATGAGGTGCAAAGTGTAGAGCGCAACCGCTTTGGTGTATGAGTCCTTGAAACGCTTCTTGCAAACAAACTCCTCTGCTAGCTCAACCCACGCCTGGAGCAAAGCCGGATCGACCTCTGCAAACGGAGGCGCAAGTTTTACGATCTGATCAATAACATCTTGATTCATGATTTCCTCCTAAAAGAAAAGGGAGCATAGGCTCCCTTGTTATTAAAATTCGCCGCCGTCCTCAAGCTCGTTTTTCGTCTTGCCCTCAGTAGGGCTTGCTTTCTTGCGCTTGCTCACGCGCGCCTTTACGGCTTCGGTTTTTTCTTCGTCGTTTTTAACCTTCAGATCGCCGCGAGCGATTAACATTTCAATTCCTGAAGTTTCCAGATCCGACTCAAGGACTTCAATTTCATCACCTGGAACATAGCGATCACCTTTGATGAAAATTGAGCAAACGCCAGAGTTTACCAGTGTTACATTTTTTTCTTTAGCCATTACTTTATCTCCTGAATAAAAAAAGGGAACCTCCAAAGAGGCTCCCATGATATTACACGCCAGTAATTAACACAAGAGTTAACGGGCGATAGATTGTCAGGCCAGTGCATTTAGAGGTGCAAGGCACTTTGAAATGCAGGTCTTTAGGCTGCGCTGGCAGCATATTGAATGCCTCTGGGATCTCAATGGACATATTCATTGGATCTTTTTCGTAAACCAGTACGCCCTTGCCGCCGGAACCGTCGATATCTTCAAGCTCTGCGATTGCTTCAATGGTGATACCGCCGTTCTGCTTCTGGAAGTATTCCAGGTAACTCTCTGTGGTGTTTTCCATGCGAACCATCAGAACTTTGCGCACGCTTGGCGGGATCAGAATGTGAGTAGCGCGGTGCTGCCCGTTGGTCTGAGTTTCCAGCGCTTCGATTGCCGCAGTCAGATCGTCGAAAGCTTGCTCAGGCTCTTTTGCCTTAGTGCTTGAGTCGTACCATTTTTTAGCCGCTACAATCTTGGTGAGGTTAGGATGTTCAAACACGCTCAGAATTTTGTGCGGCTTGGAACCCTTGAACACCAGGAAGTTAACAAGCTGATCGTGAGCATTCTGCGCTGCGTTTGCCTTGCGAGCGCTCAGGCTCTTACCAGTGCGTTGACCCGCTTTGATTTCGTCAATGGAGATCAGGAACGCGTTACCCAGGCGGAACACTTTACCAAACTCAGTAGACATCAGCGCGTCAACGGTTGGCAGATCGTCAGTGTAGTCTGCGATGATTTTCGCGTAGCCAACTTTATCGAAAGTCTGGTATTCGAAAGTTTTGTCCGTGTCGCTCAGTTCGTTGGTGACAGGGAACACACGCAGTGCGGAGCCTACAGGGTATTCTTTTTCGTATGCAGAGGAGCGGATTTTGTGAAGCTCCTGCGCAGTCCAGATACCCATGTCGGAAGCGTCAGCTTTAACGCCCTGCATTTGCAGGTGAGCGGTAACTACGCTAGCGTCAAATTCGTCATACTTTTTAGTCATGTTTCTTTCTCCTTAAAAGGCTGTTAGCGATTAACAGCCTCAATGATAGCACTTTTTGTTAAACGTGCAATAGGTTTTTGTGTTATTGGGTAATCCACACGCCAACTAGCGATAGATCATGAGAAAATCTCTCATAGTCTCCGGTAAACACCCAGCCTCTAGGGGCTTGCAGGAACCGCTCAGGAAGCGACGTTATTACGCCACCATCTGAGATCATGACGCTATCGCCCTCTCTCGGCGCTCCTTCATCTGGAAGCATTACAGCCCAAACCCTGCCCTTAACTAAAACACTCAAAACTTCTCCGTTGGGTATTCCATTTGTAACACAAATATCATTACCTGCGATCACAATCCCGCAAGCAACTCGCTCACCTGCAAATTGACCGTAGGTGTGACAGCCGTCAATAATCCCGTAGTGAGACACGACAAACCCAGGGAAAACAGCATCGCCATATACAACGCCGCCGCCGTTTATCACGCTTATCGTAGAATCAACGAGATACCCAGGCTTTGCGCATCCAGAAATGACGCCGTAATCAATCATTTAACACCTCCATAAAAAAAGGCGCTCAATGAGCGCCCTGTTTGTTAAGGTTTAACCTGTACCTCAATCAGCTTGAGGCCGTCAAACTCAGTGAAGTCGCCAGTGGCGATCCAGTTCGGCTCTACAGTGCCGGAAGTGGTGTCTACTTTACCAGTGGATTCGTCAATCTTGATCGCAGTGCCGTATGGCTGCTTGGTCTGACCATCTACAGCCAGCATCCATACGCGACCCTCATTCATTACGTTGATGCCGCCACCTGGAACGTAAACCATTCGTCCGTCTGCCGCCTCGGTCTGGAAGTGGGAGCGGATTGCAACGCCGTAAGCCTTGCCACTTTCCGCCATAGGCTTGATCAGTTTGTTGCCCATTGCGTCAACGCCGCCATTCTGAACCGCGACACCAACAAGGACATTGGTAGTGCTGTCAAGCACACAAGCGCCGTCGATGTTATAAGCTGAGGTGTCGGATACCTGGCCAGGCAGGGCGCGTGCCATTGTAGCTTGATAAGTTGCTGGAATTGCCATGTTTATTTCTCCTTACTGTACTTTAGCCAAACGAGCCGCAGGATTCAGCGGTTTATCTTCGCCGTCTTGCTTCTCTTGCTTCTCTGCATCGCCTTTAATGGCTTTGCGCTGCGCTGCCATTTTATCAGAGTTTTTCGCCAGATCAAACGCCGCATCAATATAAGCGTCGGTTTTTTCTGCAATGTCAGCGCCAGTAACCTCTTTGACGTAGGCAACTTTGATCGCTTTTGCGTCCAGTCCGTCGCACTTAACGCCAGCCTCACCAGCAACCGCAACCAGTTCGGCGTGCGCCTCTGCGTCAGCTTTTGCCTGAGCAACCGCAGCCTCGATTTGTGCCGGAATGCCGTCTACTTTCGCTTGCAGTGCATCACGCTCCGCTTCCAGTCCGTCAGCTTTTGCGGTTGCTTCATCTGCTTTTGCGGTGATCGCGTTGATGTGAGCGGCCACCTCTTTTGGCACGTCAAACTCTACCGCGCCGTCCAGTTTGATTTTTACGGTCATAACTTCATCCTCTTTGTTTGAAAATTCCTCGTCATGATACGGGAATTCCTGCTCGCTATCAAGATTTAATTTTGCGATACCTGCACGGCCTTTGAATACCATAGCAATATGATTCACGCTGATATTCGTTTGAACCGCATCGAATCGCACCCAATCATCTGAGTCAGCTTTCCAGCCCTCCGGCATATCTTCATCAAAGAAGTATTCACCAGTGGCATTATTCCCCCAGCCTGGTTTATCAATATCAACTGAGGTATAACCAACCGATAACTCCGCCGTCTGTTTTGCTTTCGCGCTCTGAATGGCTCGCTTGTCGTAAATGCTTAACGGAACCTCAACGCCGATCCCGTTTGGCACGCCAGCGCCAGCGCACGCACCAACAACAACCTCTTTTGCATTCTCCGGCGTAACTGTTACGTGACCGATTGTGATCGGCTTGCCGGAAAACGTAGCCAGTGAGTCAGCCTTAAAAACCTCCGAGGCTGGGCGAAACTCACGACGCTCGCCAAATGGAGTCTTGTAAACCTGCAAGCCGATACGGGCAACAATTGGACGGTCTACAAGAAAACCGTGCTCGTCAATTTTTGCTTTCACCTGAACGCTATCAAAACGCTGTACCTTTTTCATTCAATTCTCCTCTGCCATTTTGGAATCGCCCAACATCTGCAACCGTATTCCTCACCAGGGAAAGGGTGAATCTCGTCAATCCCGATCTCCTTTCCCTCCCATTGTAAGTGTTTGAGTCGCTCGCGCTCGTCTAGCATACCATGCCAGTAATAAGAATTCACCCCAGCATCTAGCAACCTCTGGCGCATGAGGCGGCTATTCCACGATCCAATGATTCCCGTTGCGCGGTTGCCAGCCCAAGACGAGTAGACCATGAAGCGACGTTCCGCGATCTCGTTCACCTGCTCCGCTTTCTTTCCGGTGAAATTGGCCTGGCGTATGTTAGCAGACCAGTCGTTAATTATGTTGGTGAAAAGCTTGTCAAACGAGGCGGCGCTCATGTTGTACCACTCGCCGTATAGCGTTTTATACCATTCCTCGCCCTGATTGGCTCCGACTGCAATTAGCAGGATGATAACTGGATTGTTAGCCCCTCCGGTTGACTTCGCAACATTAACCCACTGTTTGGAGTTGAACTTGTATACAGCCGACGCGAGCGCCGGAAGCAGACCAATCAGGGAGAGCGCAAGCTCTTTTGCGAACTCCTTTATCTCGTCCTCTGCGCTGCTGATTTCCTGATCTGTAGCGTCAAACTTCATCGCCTTTGTTTTACTGCGCATGAATACAACCAGATCCCTTACAGCCTCTTTAATGGAGCGGCTAAGTTGCCGCTCGCTGGCTTCGGGGAATCGCCACTGTTTAACGATTCCTTTTACCTTCATGGATTAAACCTCCGTTCCTGGCTCCGGCTCCGGCTCCGGCTCCGGTAGCTTGATTTTGTTGCCGTCTTTCAGTTTAAGAGACGGAGCGATAGAGCGCAACGTGTCGCGTCCTTCCTCAACATCCATAAACTGACCTTCAATCGCTTTACTGATTGAATCAATATTTTTATTCAAGATCTCGGCCTGGTCTTTGTCGCTCGGAACCGAAAGCGGATCAAACGAAATAGACCATTCTTGCTCTGCGATCATGAATGGCAAGAGGAATTCCAGGATCGGCTTATAGTCCTCTTTGCGCTTGCGCTCAATTAGCTTGTGATAAGTGTCAAGCGCCGTGTTTTGGCTTGCGCTAACGCCTCCGGTGTTTTTGTTCTTCAAGATGATTTCATGGATGCCAGTAAGCGAAACTATGCGATCCATTTTCTTCTCAAGGAAAGTGTCTACGCCGGAAATATCCGAGTTAAGCACCTCGTATTCCTCGTCCGTTGCGTCAATGCCGATTGCCCGACCAACGCCGCCCTCGTCGTCAACTTGAGCCAATCGCAGCCGCGCCGCCGATACACCTTCTTCATCGTCGCACAAATCCGCGAGTCCTTTAGCTTTCCAAACTGCTTGCTGCTTGCGCCGCAAAAGCTGAGTTGCCAACTCCTCGCAATAGTTGTAATCGTGGATTGCTTCGATCAGCTTTTTGTTGAGGATTGACGCACCCCAACCGTCATTTTTCCGGCGCTGCTCGTTAGGTAAGCGCTCGCCGTCGATGATGCAGATTCGCGTGTAATGCACCTGATACTCTGGAATCTCGCCGCCTGGCATGATGGTGTACAAAACAGGCTCGCCGTAGCGCACGCTCCGCGCGTTTGTTTCTCGCTTCTCAACTCGGATCTGGAATCGGTCATAAACGCGAATATCTTCAAGCGGCGCTCCTTCTTTGACTGGAGATTTCAACATGCGCCCATCGTTGATAACTGCGACAATAGCGGAACCGCCAAACAAGCGCGACCAGCAAAGAGCGTCAATGATTTTAGCGTTTAGCTTCTTTTCATCCCACAAAGAGCGGAATGCTGCCTCGTCTTTCACACCTTCAACGTTAAAGCCTGGCGTAACCATATCCTCCGGGATCACGTCGATGATTCGCTTTGCCATACCGTCACGCTCGTAGAATGTTGCCAGGCTCTGCTTTGCAACGCCGCCCTGCATATAAAATGGCGTTTCTACTCGCTGCTCTCCCTTAAAGATCTCGTTATAGCCGTCAGCCTTAACGAGTTTTGTTTTCTCGGTCATTATCTGATCTCCCATAATAAAAAAGGCTGGAAAAGTCCAGCCTTTATTGTACACGCTTTTAGCAATTCGTGCTATTTCTTACGTAGCCCAGCAAGCTTTTTCATTCGCGCTACTGGATCGTCTGCCAGGTTCATTTCAACGTTAACCGCATCAACGATGTTGTCTACGATATCGTCGTTCGGGTGCGAGTCGTCGAAAGTGAAAGCCGCTACCTCTGCGAGAATCTCGTTTAACATCGGGTGACTCTCTGGCAGTGCAACGCGTCCGGCTCGCATAACTGGAGCGGCATCCATTGCGCGGGTAACTTTGTCCGTGCTGCGCTGAACGGGATTTATATCAATAGGTAAGCTCTTTTGCGCACCCTGAATCAGACCCGTACCGCTCGCTTTGTCCTCTATGTGGATCCGTCGCAAGCTCCCGCACTCTTTATTGCGCTTCCAGCATTGATTGACAAACGCCTTGAAATTCGTCTCAAGATCTGGAGCCTCCCACTTTCCACGGATGCCGTCAATGAAGTAAACGCGATTCTTGAACATGCCCCAATAACAGAAAACAGAGTAGTCGTTAAGCTCTCCGGCTTTCTGCGCCGTATCGCCAGTGATAAACGTATATTCAAAGCGATCCGGTTTCGGTAGCGTGCATTTCTCGCCGTCGCCGTAAAACTGGAACCAATCCACCTTGAATACGTTGCCACCAAGCGCTATTGGCTGCTGCTGGTACTGAGACGCAAAGGTATACGGATCCGCTTCGCGTAGCGCGAGCAAGTCCTTTGCACTCTCCTTTGCAGGCCAGAATGAATAGTGTGCTACGCCGTCAATGTAAACTGGTTCGCTATTCAGCACGTCACGCTCAAACTCTGGTTTTAACCAATCAGGGAGTGAATCGCCATATTCTTTCGTGACCAGCGCCGGAATGCTCACAACTTTAAACTCAATGCCGCCCATGCCGCCGCTCGTCATAAACCACGTCGAATCGTTGACGTGTAGCCGCTGCTGAACCATCACGATAGGCGTTGTGTCCTTCATTCGACGAGAACGGACGGTGTTTTTTAGGCGGTTGTGAATCGCTTCGCGCCGCACTTTTGAAAACATGTCGTCAGGCTTATCTGGATCGTCAAGTACCAACATTCCGGTAAATCCATCATCCATGTAGCCGCCACGCAAGCCCGTTACCTGGCCGCCGATGGAGCGAGAGTTGACCTGCAATTTAACCTTGCCGTTGCCGTCCTGAACAATCAGATCTTTCGCGCTCGCTTTCGCCAGCTTTCCAGGCCATAACTCCTGCCACTCTGGAGAGCCTATAATTTCCTTGATCCTGTTGCTGTTCTGCTGGACAAGTCCATCAGAGAATGACAGGTTGAGGTTTCTTACTTTCTTGCTTTTCAGTGACGCGTAAGGCGACATATGGATTGAGAAAATCTCCGTCTTGCCTGAGCCTGGCGTGATGTTAAAGATCACGTTTTGCGACTCGCCGGAAATGATTTTCTCCACCTCGTGGCACAAATAACTGAAATGCCAGTTACCCAGGAATTTCTGCCCCTGTAGCAGTTGGAACCAAATGCGCACCATCTTTTCAAAGGAGTATTCACTCATTTCTTTAATGGCGCGTTTCTGCGCCACTGTTAAATCTTCCCATATCAGCATAATCAGATCTCCGCCAGGATATCACGAACCGCCTCGCGCACTTCATCAGCCCCAACCTCTGCGATTGCAGCGCTGGACTCAGCATTTGCGCTTACGTTGATTTGCGCTGGCTGGTCAACTCCCAAGTCTTTAGCGATGAATGCAGCGTTAATCACGCCGTTAGCCGCAAGCTGGAATTTCTGCTCATAGATCACGGACTCGATAAACTCCATGACCTCAGAAAAACCAGGCTCTTTCTTCCATTTCTCCATCGCGCAGCGCGACCAGCCGCAAAACAGGCGCAGACCGTTGAACGTGAAAACGCGCGGCTTGTTTACCTCGTCCTGGTAAGTGCGACCCTGGAACGATGAAGATTCAGCCGCCTTAAGTGCGTTGGACTCCGCCCACTCAAAGTATTTGACCGCAAGATTGAAAACCTGCTCCGGCGTGTATCGGTGTTGCTTGCCTAGAGTGGCAATGTCGCCATATTGCTTGTTATATAGCTTCTTGAAGTTGTAAGCCGTGAAGGGCTTTTGTTTTTCTTCTCTGCTCATGGTTAATCCTCCTGTTGTTGGAGGCCAATTATAACAGGCACAAAAAAACCCCGCAAACGCGGGGCTTAGGTTAATCTACGTATTTGACGGTTTTCCGTCCTGAGCGGTATTCTTCCAGGATGCCAGCGTGAATCTTAGATGCCACACTGAGGAATCGACCGCGCACTTTCCAGCGCTTCTCTTTCTCAATCCAGATCGCGGAGGCGTACCAGCCTTTTTTGATTGCGTACTTCTGCGCCGCGCCACCAATAACCATAGCCATAGCGATAGCGGAAATGAACCCAATTACAAAACCTAAGATCATGATAAGCTCCTTAAATAGTCGATTGAAAATTTATGTGTTTCTGGATCTGCGCCAGAAAGCTCTTTTGCAAACTGCGCCGCCTCTACCTCGTTTGAGGCTGAAACCTCGCATTCAAAAACTTGCTTGCATGAGCGGCATTGTCGCCCCATGCGCCGGATGGTCAGCTTAACCTTCCATTTCATCTGGCTTATCCTCTTGAATCTTGATCATGAAGTCAGAGATTCGGCCTAACATCGCCTCGCCTTTCTTGAATCGTTTCTTGTAGCGAGTCTTAACGCCGTTTCGCTCTACGATGATGGTCACTTTGGCTGTTTCTTCTGGATATCGTTTCATTGCTTTCTCCTGTAAAACGCCGCGTCTTACGGTTGAATAACCAGCGCGGCGCTGTAGTTGCCAGTATCGCCTGGCGCGTTGCTCGGTTGAGCCTCTTATGTTCACGGGGCTTAGGTTAACCAATCAGAGCCGTGACGTCAATCATTCGCGGTCAAAATTCTTTCCCCAGCGTCCGCGCAGGTATCCGGCAAGCCAAATAAATTGCGTTTTGGTGAGAAGGGTAGAAACTGGCGTATAGTGCTTGCAGATAACACCAGCGGCGATGCGATCATATTTCTCGTCCTTCTGCTCGATGCGATCCGCAATCTCTTTCACACACTCACGCGCCGCACGCTTAACGATGTTGAATTCTGCCTCATTCAATCCGAACATTTTATAGCCCTCTGCTCTGCCAAAGTTGGAACATCTGAAAATAGTTTAAGGCTGCTTTCTGGTCGTCTCGTTCAAGTGCCTCCTCTTGCTTGCGAGCGCACCACTGAGACGGTTTTTCGTAATTATCCATGCGATCGTACCTCCGATTTTTGCGCCTCTTATGATCGCTCTGAGGCGCTTTAAATGCTATGCGATTTTAATAAATTTCTTCAAGTAGGTTTCGAATGTTGTTTAGCGTCTTGAGTTTGTAGCTATCCCACGCCGCCGAACCTGGCTCAAGCTCTCGTGGTGAGCCTGGCGCGGCGGTGCTCATTTCGTCGATTATGGTTGCCACCTCGTCAACAACAACATCCTTGTAATACTCGTTTGCCGCGAGATTCTCAACGGCTTCAAAAGCCTGAACCACGCCGCCTAAAACTCGCTGCTGCGCAAGCGCCTCCTCTTGGCTATCCCAAAGAGCGCGGCGCTCCTTCTTGTTCTCGTTGGTTCCGATCTTGTATGTGTGTACGAAAATCATTCAAAGCCCTCCATCGTCTCATGCTTGCGCTTCCAGTTTTCGATAACCTCGGCGGTGTAGCCATTTTCCGCTCGCCAGGCTGCGATTGCTGCTTGCTCGTTGCTAGGCGGTGTGAGCTTGTTTTCCAGTTGGCGGAAAATCTCGATCTCAAGATGGCGGGGCATCATGTCGCCCCATCCGGTAGCTTTCAGCAATTCACGCGCTTGCTCGTCTGAAAGGTTAATCGTGATCATTCTTCTACAACCTCGCACTCGTCTTTATTTACGCTGATATTGTCACCAGCCTGGATAAACTCGCTGTTACGCGGAGCAATCACGCAATATGATCCGTCGTTGAAATGTCCGTCAACCTCAAGCACGTCACCGATTTTAAGGCCGCACTCCTCAAGGGTGATTGAGCCGTCGCCGTTGATGGTGTCGATTTTGGTGATGCGAATTTTCATTTTGGTGTCTCCGTTTCGTTTCGATGGGGTAACTATACCAGCCCACCCCATCGGAGTTTTAGCAAAAAGTGCTATTTCGTTTTCTGGAGGTTGATTAACCCATCAGCCAGCACGCGCACAACTTTCGCATGAGTCAGGATATTCTCACCCTCCGGCACGCGCAGGATTTCACGCAGCTTCTCCAGCACTTCGACATACTCGTTGCGAGGCGATGCGCTTGCGTAGATTTGCCCGTCGCTGATAGCTTCCTTCTTGATCTTCATGCGCTGCAATCCCACACCGTCAAACACTCCAAAGCTAACTGCATATTCAATGGCCTCCTTTTCGTCTGGAATGCTCACTCGCTCAAACTTGCCGCGCCAGTCCAGGCGAGCCGACACAACACCATCGCACCGCACAATTGTTTCCTCCTTTGCATCGTTTAGCACGACAACGCGACCTCTGCCGAAACCATGCTGGATCTCGTAAAGCTTCCCAGCAGTAAAGTTTTCACCGCTTGCGGTAGGACGTACATAATATTTCATTCTACAATCTCCCAATCTTTGCCGCCGATGTGAATTGAACGCTCAAGCCTTGTGTAGCACGGGGAGCCTAACTCCCCAATAAACTTATACGTTCCTGCGTAGCGGCCTGTTTCGACCAGCGCCGCCTCGTAAATCTTACCCGCCGCTATCCACGGCGAGTCGTCATAATCCGTGCGGATTTTCACCAGCATAAAATCTCATCCTCTGCGAACGCGTCAAAATCATGCTGAGTGAGTGGCACACCTGCCGCCTGTGCTTCTTCGATCATTTCGCGCAGTGTGTCAGGCATGAGTTGCCAGTTCTCCGGCATGTAGTTAGCCGCCATGCAACGCGCCCACTCGCGCAGTGTTTTGAAACCTTGACGGCGTGCCGTGTACGGTGTTTTTAGTCCATCATCCCATCCGTAGCGCTCGCCAACATTCTCGAATGCGTTTACCAGGTGTTTGCGGATAGTAGCCATTTCGTTATCTCCTTTGATTGGTTGCTTATCTTCAATGAGGGCACTATATCAAATGCCCTCGCGGAAGTTTTAGCAATTCGTGCTATTTGATCGGATTTTTATCTTCACCGCCGAACGCCTCGCGCCGCCCAGCCTTTACACCATCCATGTAGCCGCCAATAAGACCGCCGATTAACACCGCCATAGTTCCAGCCGTGTTTGCAAAACCTGGCTCCGTTAGCAGCGACCCGCCGATAATGAGCATAATAACGCAGATTCGCTTTAGTGTGTTACCAGCCATAGAATACCTCGTACAGTGTAAATGACAGTTAGGATTGTAAGGCCGACAATCGCGGCCTTGTGAAAATCAAACGGCTCTTTTGGATCGTTCGGCGTGCTAATCACTTAGTATGTCCTCGCAAATCTGGTCTACGGTGTGCATTGGATCACCATGCACCATAATATAATCCCGCGTCACGATTCGGTGATGGTAGCCCTCAAGATTGAGATAATCCCTGCTATCTCCGGCGAACGTGTAGCCGTCGCGGTGTAGACGGCAAATGTTTACCTGAATCCCAGCACTGACCAGTGGTTTAACTTCATCGGGGAAACCGCCGTCAGTAATGACAACCGGAACCTGGCTATCTCGCACGGCCTCAGCCATTACCACGCCAAAATACTGATCCCCAAATTGAGGTTTTATCACGTCCTCGCTAATCCAGATCATAAACTGGCGAGGTGATTTACCATTCAGGAATGGTTGCGCTCTTTCCTTTTGCTCCCTGTCGTCATACGCTTGCATAAACAGGCCAAACCGATAATCTCCCAACATAGCCTTTGCGATCTTGAACATCGGCTCTTTGAATGAGCGCTTAACGACATATTGCGGCGCGTGTTTGCAAATCAGGCTGCCAATCGTATCTTTGCCAGCGCCTGGCGGTGCATTGAGGATGATAACCTTTTTACTCATTGTTAGCTGCCCCTATCGTGTTGATGATGATTTCTCGCTTCTCGATCTTAAACCATTCGATTGATGTTTCGATGGTCATGCGGTCAACGCATACCTTGCCGCTTTCGATATCATCGGCAAGCTTTCGCAGGTATTCAGCCGTCTTGCCGCTTAGCTCGCTGTGCTCTTGTAGTGTAATCATTATCGGCCTACCTTGTAGTTAGTTTGAAGCTGATCCCAATCCATGCGCTTTGCCGCACTCCCGCGTTTTTGTGTTTTCTTGCGGCGACGGTGTGAATCTACAATCTCACCAGCGGCGCGGCGGTCTTTGTTAGTGCGGATTTTCTCAAAGTTGGTACGCATTTTTATCTCCTGTTTGCGTGGTTGCTTTCAATGAGGCCACTATATCAATGGCCTCGCGGAAAGTCTTTAGCAAAAAGTGCTATTTCTCAAATTTCATGAAATTGCCGTCTGTTTCTTGCTCGCCGTTCTCGTCGAGGCCGAACGTGTAAACCCAACCTTGCGCGTCGGTGTATTCGTACACCGTGAACCGCCCAACCTGGCCTTTCTCAATGAGCGGGTAACTCTCATCCGCCTTGAATAGTTCGTATGTTGACCGGATGCACTTCATGCTTCAAACTCACACATTAAAACTGCATCAAGCATGTCGTCACGGCGCGGAGTTTCGTTTGCGTTATCGCTCCAGTGGCAGCCGCCGCCAGCCTTGATATCACGAATCATGCGCCACATCATTTCCGGCGAATAGTCAATAACTGTGTAGTTGTTTTCCTCATCAAAGATGAAAAGTGAAAGCTCGCCGTCGATTTTGTCAATAGCTTTGAAGATCTGGAATTTCATTTCAACACCTCGCACTCGCTACCCTGGAAGAATGTAAGAGAGTCGCTATCTTTCGCGCAGTCTGCAATTTCTCCGATCTGCCCCTTTTCAAAGTCATAACCGACTCGCTCAAGCTCGCGCATTGTCACATCAACGTAACCAAGAACCGGATGCACAAAGCCATCAACTACGATTGGGAATGAAAGGTGTCTCAAACCATCATAGCCACCGTGGGAAATCAGTTTAACTTTTACTTGTTCCATTTTATTGCTCCTCGTTTGTTGGTATGGGTGCATTATAGCGCCCCTCTCGGAGCGCGTTTTAGCAATTCGTGCTATTTCGTCACAATGTGGAAAGAAACATATTCATTTGTATGCACTCCCACAAGCGCTGTATCAACTTCTGGCAAGGCCAAAATCTCCTTGAGCGTTTGGCTGACATTGAAGCTATAACCGCGCACACGTACCATTCTGTGCGATTTTGGCGGCATTCCGGCAATCATGTCCTGTGCAGTGCTCGCGCCTGGCTCTACATCGTGCGTCACAATCATTTACTCAACTCCTCCACGCCATGACTCTGTAAATGAGCGTGCGGCTTGTCGTATTCCGTCACCTGATAGGTTGTGATTCCCAGGCTGCGAAAATGGCTGATCACGTTTGGCGAATCATCAAAGGCGCACGTAATATGGTGCAGACCGATTGCACGCAACACCTCCTCTTTGATAACGGTGTCCTTGCGGTTATCCTCTGCGCGGCGCATGATAAGCCAGTCATATTTCACCTTGTGTCGGTCAAGCCAAAGGATAGTATCGGTTTCAACCTCGTCACTGCGACCAGTCAGGATAACGACGCCCATACCAGCACGCCAAAGGTTACGCACAACATCAATGGTGCTCTGGATCGGTTTATCGTTTACAGCCGCCTTGTTAAACTCGCGCCAGCTTTCAGTGAGGTGCAAGTCTTTCGTTGGCAGCAGGTGCAAGCGGTGCGTGCCGTCAGAAAGTGTGCCGTCAAGGTCAACGATTGCAACACCGTAAGTGCCGCGCAGGTGGTATGTGTAACCCCAAAGCTCAAACTTAATCATTAAAATTCCTCCCCGATTTCTTGCATAGCTGTAAACCACGTTCCGCGCTCATAGTCGCGCTCACTAACCTGGATCGGCATTCCAGAAATCACAGTGAACCAGTATGTGCCGTCTGGCATTTCCCAATAAATCCCGCTGGCATTGCCAGGGCAAGCACGCTTGAAGTTTGCCGGAATGTTATAGCCGAAAGCCTCAACCTCTTTCCCAATGAGGCGCATAAACCAGTTGCGAATTGACAGCATTTATTATTCCTCCTCAACCAGTACCAGAACGTCGCGGCCTACCGCAATGAAAAACTCCTCTGCGCTTAACAGCGATTTCTTTGTTTGCTCGCCGTTGCTAACCATGACAGCGCCGTCCTCCAGCCAGTAAGTCAGGTTGTTGAAGATGTTGCGGTATTTGCGAGATTTCATTTTTAAGTCCTCAGTGTGTTTCGTTTCGATGGGGTTACTATAGCGCAACCCAGATCTGGTGTTTTAGCAATTCGTGCTATTGAGGATTTTCTTTATCCTTTGGCGGTAGAATTGCATTACATGTTCATTGTGCCAACTGCTCATTCGTCCACCTCAACAATGGATCCGTCCTCCAGTAGCTCAATCGCCAGGTAGCGCGTATCGCCGTCCTCGTCTACAACCTTGATTGCAAGGTATCCGTAGAATGGGTGCGCTGCGCATTTCGCCTGATAGGTCTTGCCAGCAATAAAGCCTGGATAATCAACGTTGAATCGGATCATTATTTAACCTCCTCGAATTCACCAACTGCCAGATAATATGAAATGTCCTTTCGCGTCATTGTTGGGTGAGGCCAGCCGGATTCATGCCAAATCACATCGCCAGCGCCCTTTGTCCACATTGTTTCACCATCCCAGCGCCATAACCGATCTGAGAATTTGGCGCGGTACACCACGCCAGCTTTTACGTCATTAGCCGTGAAATTCATAGTCAACCACCCCAAACTCGTTAACAATCTGTGCTTTGTAGAATCCGCCGTTAGCGGCCAGGCTGTAGCACGCTGCTACTGAATCAAACTCGCGCACTACCGCGTTGCTGCTCTCGTGCTCCCAGGTAATCAGTGTAACCATTTTGCAATCTCCTCAATTCGTTTCGTTGAGGCTATTATGCCGGAATCCGTTCCGGCGTTTTTAACAAAAAGTGCTATTTACCAATCAGATGGTCAAGATCGTATTCGCATTGATGAATGACAGCGCAAACACTCCGCCACCATCGCAAGCGGTCAATGCCGCAAAGATTTCGTCACCAGGGTTATCGGTTCGGAGTACGGACTCCACCTGCTCAACTGCTTCTTTAAGCTCGCTTTCTGTTACGCCGCACGCGTCAGGGCATACCATAAAGATAGAGTTGAATCCGGCGCGGTCGTGCGTCTCAATGATTTCGTCCACAAGCTGATCGATTTTCTCGTTGCACATAATTAAACCTCCTCGTTGATTTGCTTCTTGATTAAATCCTGGTAGCGCTGCACTGCAATGATAGCGCCCTGCAACTGCTCGCCCTCCAAGTCTGTGAGATTTGGCATCACGTCCGCAATCGCTTTCAGTGCCTTGTTAGCCGCCCGTGCCTTGATAGCTGGTAGCTCGTCGCTGGCAACAGCTCGCTTTTTCGGGTCAGGGTTGAATGTGCAAACGTAGCCCATCGGATCCGTGATTCGCTTCACGCTGATAGCTCCCAGGGTGCGAACCTCTCGCGCCATAGTTGTACGGATATGGCTTGGGTTGATTTTTTCCCTGCCGGACGCTTGCTGTAACTGGTAGTCCGTCATGATAATCTCGTCTCGCTCTCCGCTTGCCAGCATTCGCGCTGCTGCACGCAACTGGTCGCCAAATGATTGATCTGACATCGTTTTACCTCCGTTTGTTCGTTTCGGGGTGCATTATGCGTGTTACAATCGGTTTACGCAAGTTTTTTTTGAGCCGAAAAACAAAATTCGTCATAAGTTGCTGATTTGCATGAGATTAAATTTTGTTTTTACGTGA